TCGAGTTGAGCACTTTGATCCGAAGCCAAAGGTCTTTGTACAGCCCTCGGCCAGCTGTGACAGAAGAAGCTATCCACATCCTAAGCTAAAAAGGGTAGTGATGGAGCTTACAAAGCAGGGTATTGCCTGTTTTATAGCTACACATAGTGAGGATTGGCCTACGGACACTTTGTGGAACAATATTCCTGGAGCAAACGAGCTCAGGAACTGGAATGTGCGTGAGCTTGCAGCTGTAATGACACATTGTGACCTGGTTCTTTGTCAGGACTCGGCTATTCTCCATCTAGCTGGAGCTCTGGATATCCCTACAGTAGCTCTATTTGGCCCTACGCATCCTGATGCTAGAATTAACCACTATCCTCGAGCGGTAGCGATCTGGGGAGGGAGAGATCTTAATCCCTGTCCATGTTGGTTTGGTCCATGTTATATTAGCACTGCTTGTTGGAGCAATATCTATGAGGATACAGTTATCAATACCTGTATCAGGCATCTAGAGGAAACGAGGAAATAATGAAGAAGAAGAAGCTTCTTGCATGGTCAGATTCAGCTATTGCCGGAACTGGCTTTGGGGTAGTGAGCAAGCATGTACTCATGGCTCTGTATAAGACTGGGAAGTATGATATTCATCATCTCGCTATCAACTTTAGGGGTGAGTTTACTCGCCCAGAGGATGTTCCTTGGCAGCAGCAGCCTGCCAAACTAATGGACCCAAAAGATCCCCATGGTATGAAGATGTTCTTGAGAACACTTGCTCGAGGGGACTATGATCTTGTTTGGGTCTGCAATGATCTTTATGTAACTAACGAGATTGTTCCTGGCTTGCAGCAGGCTAAGCAGCATCTTTTGAGTAGAGGAAAGAGATGGCCTCAAATTATTTACTACTATCCCGTTGACTGTCAGGTTCCCTCTGACGGAAGTGACTTCCTCAAGGAAGCACATATTCCTGTATGCTATACAGACCATGGGAGAGAAGAGACACTGAAGGTCTTTCCTACAATCCAACCAAAGCTTCGCCAGATTCCACATGGTGCAGATACTAAGATCTTCTATCCAGTTGTGCCAGAGGTTGTTCCTAAGCTGAAAGAGGGCCTTGGCCAGGATCCTGATACACCACTCATCATCAACGTAAATAGGAACTCACCTAGAAAGCAGATCCAGTATTCATTTCTAGCCTTCAAAGAGTTTAAGAAGCACGTGCCTAATGCTGTGATGTACGTGCACTCCAAGGCTCTAGATATTGGTGGAGATCTGGTGAAGGCAGTTAGGACTCTGGGTCTGAGCCCCCAATCTGATATCATCTATCCATTGAAGTATTCAGCTACAAATCCTATTAGTGCGCAGGCTATGAACCAGTTGTACAACGCAGCTGATATGTTTCTAACTACTCATTTAGGAGAGGGCTGGGGTCTTACTATTACTGAAGCTATGGCTGCCGGAACTCCGGTAGTAGCTCCAAGGAATACCTCTATGCCTCAACAGCTAGGTGAGAATAGTGAACGAGGGTATTTGTACGACTGTAACGATACTATCTGGATCGATAACTCTGGGTATCGTCCAAAGGGGCTGATTCCTGATATCGTAGAGCAGATGCTAGCTGCCTATAATGACGGCAATAAGTTCGAAAATCCAAAAGTAGCTGCGGCGCGGGAGTGGGCAATAAAGCATGACTGGTGGGAAGTAACCAAGCAGTGGGTACAGCTGTTTGAGGAGATAGAGTCAGAAAGTAGAATTGTTATCCCGAAGCAAAGAAGTAATAGTCTGGCTATAGCAGAGGTCTAAATATGGAGATTACTTATATCGGAGCATGTCTAGATAGCTCTGGATATGCTGAGGCAGCGAGGAATAACATTGCAGCCCTGAATGCTGTTGGAGTAAAGCAAAAGGTTGTTCCTATTAGTTTTGAGGCCAAGAAGACCAATATGGGTAAGCTTGGTGACTTGATCGATAGTTTGATAGGAGATGATAGAAAAACCAAGATTCGTATCCTTCATGCTACACCACCTAACTATCGTAACTTAGTTAGGAAAGCTCACTATAATATTGGTTACGCAGCCTGGGAGGCTAGTCGTTTACCCGATGAGTGGATACCAATGATTAACCTCTTAGACGAGGTTTGGGTGCCATCTCAACACAACAAAGAGGTTTTTGAGAAGAGCATAGATATCCCCGTTTATGTTATTCCCCATACCTTTGATGTGAATGAAGTAGAGAACCTCGAGCAATCGGAACCTATAGTTAAGGGCCGGGATGGAGAGTTCTACTTCTATTCTATCTTCCAGTGGCTCGAGCGAAAGAATCCTATCGGGCTCTTGAGAGCATTTCTTACTGAGTTCAAGACAGATGAACACGTAACTCTCGTAATGAAAACTTTTCGCCAACATCCAGGACGTCCTGAGGATGCGCAGTCAGTTACTAAGGGTATTCAGGCTATTAAGCATAATCTATATCTTCCTGAGTATCCAAGGCTTTTGTTAATTTCCTCATTGATGACAAGAGACCAGATCCTGTCTCTTCATAAGCAATGCGATTGTTATGTTTCTCTGAATCGCTGCGAGGGATTTGGGATTCCTCTTACAGAGGCTATGCTAGCTGGAAAACCTGTTATAGCTACACAATATGGTGGTGCTGAAGATTTTCTCAATAAGGATAATGGCTGGCCGATAGATTATCAAATGACTCCGGTAGCAGGTATGCCCTGGCCTATGTACAAGGGCTATATGGAATGGGCAGAGCCGGATCTTATGCAGGCTCGCAGAGCTATGAGGTTTATATTTGAGAACAGAGAAGAGGCTGCTGAGAAAGGACAAAGGGCTAAGGCCTGGGTAAAAGAGAACCTAAATTGGCAGACTGTTGGACGGCTTATGAAAGAAAGGTTGGAAAGTATTAATGGATAGAAGCCTAATATTTACTGGTCCAGACTGGGAGAACTGGCTCTATAGAGATTGGTATAGAGGTGGAGCAAACTCCAGGTATCCTACCTGGCAGATTACATTGGGCCTCTTGAATCAGAGGTTCGATAAGCCTCATATTGTGGAGACCGGATGTCAGCGTCTTAAGGATGATCTTGGTGGTGGAATGTCTACTACTTTGTTTTGTGAGTATATAAGCAGGTATGGTGGCAGCCTAGTGAGTGTTGATCTTAGTCCAAACAGTATTTCTGCTGCACAAAAGGTTACTCGTAATTACAATATAGACAAGCAGTTCTTTACTATGGACTCAGTAGAGTTTCTAAACGGTTGGACAGATTCTATTGACCTAATTTATCTTGACAGTTGGGACTATCCCTATGGTCAGATGCTAAACGCATTTGGAGGTCAGAAGAATCTAGTGAATGCAGAAGAGGAGCTCAAGAAGCTTGATGTTAAAGAGATCCTTTCGCGCTTTGGTTCAATTATTGATCCGTGTCAAAAGCATTGCCTAAAGGAAATGAAGGCTGTTGAAAAGAACCTTCATCCTCGATCAATTGTTCTAATAGATGACAATCAGTTGCCAGGTGGCGGAAAGCCTCGGCTTGCTAAAGAGTATCTAGCTGAGCAGGGCTGGGTATGTCTAATGGACTTTCAGCAGAGTCTTTGGATTAGGAGCATCTAATGAAAATTCTGTATCTATCGTGCCATTCAATTTTAGAGTATGACGAAGTTAAGATGCTACACGAGCTTGGACATGAAGTGTTCCCAGCTGGTGCGTATGTTGACCCAAGCAAACCTCATGATGATATGAGGCCTCCTATTACAGGAATGACTGTGGACCCTGATCTACTCGAGGAGTATGGAAGACTTGCTCCAGAGGGAATTGATTCTCGGGAGCGTCTAACTAAGGAATTTGTTGATAACTTTGATACTGTTATTGTTATGCATCTTCCTGCCTGGATCCATAAGAATTGGGATGTCATGAAGCATAAGAGAGTAATCTGGAGGACAATAGGTCAATCCGTTGCTCATACTGAGACTGGTATGAAACGCTATCGTGACGAGGGGATGGAGATTGTTCGTTACTCTCCGATGGAGAGCAATATTCCTGGATATATTGGCGAGGATGCAACAATCAGGTTCTACAAGGATCCAAGTGATTATGGTCCATGGACAGGCCAGAGGAAGCGCGTCATAACGTTCGCACAAAGCATGAGGGCTCGCGGTGACTCTTGTAACTTTGACGCCTTTAATAGGGCTACTATGGGCTGTGACAGGCATTTATTTGGGAAGGGGAATGAGGGCTCGGTTGATTTTGCAACTGGAATGGTTCCCTTCTCTCAGCTTCAACAGGAGATGCGCGATAATCGAGTGTACTTCTATACTGGAACTAAGCCTGCTAGTTATACCCTCAACTTTATTGAGGCATTTATGACAGGTATTCCAATTGTAGCTATTGGGCCTAACCTTGGAGACATGCCTGGCTATACTCTCTATGAGGTTGGAAACTTTATTTCAAATGGCTACAATGGGTTTGTAAGTAACGACATCCAGATGCTTGGAATGTATGTGAAGACTATGCTCGGTAACTTTGAGACTGCTGCCGAGATGGGAGCTAGAGGTAGGCAAATGGCTATTTCCCTGTTTGGTAAGGATAAAATCTACCCACAGTGGAAACAGTATTTAGGGGACTAAGATGAAAGTACTTGCAGATTTACATCACTATGACCTGTATCACTCTCTACAGATACTCTTTGAGAAGAGATTAGGGTGGGAATTGTATAGGCCAATAGGGATGGACTGGTATCACCAGAATTACTGGGCTGTCTATCCTCATGTAAATACTGCTAAACAGTACTTGGGAATAGATCCCCAAACTATGCCTCTAGATATCCGAGGAGATCCCGTAGACAAACTACATGGGACAGACCCCTGGTTAAATAGGTTTACTATAGATATAGGGAATGGAGTATATCGGGTACGAGATACTAGTCATATAGATCGTATAGACCATATTGCTATTACCCTAGAAGCGTTTAAGTCTATGAAATTCGACATTATTTTGGCTTCTATGCCAAAGCATTTGTCACGCTTTCGTAAGTTACGAGATACATATCAGCCAGCTGCTAAGCTTATATTTCAAGCTGGTAATAACTGGGGTGCTATAGATACTGAGAATTTAATGACTTCTGCCAAGGGTTGTGTCCCTAGTAAGAAGAATGCCAACCAAGTTTTCTATCACCAGGAGTTTAATACTAGTGCCTATCATCCTGGTAAATGTAAAAACCCTAAGTCTATTATTAACTTACAACATTTCTCTACCTCTGTTGGTATAATGAAGAGGCTTGAGAAGTTCCTTCCTGACTGGGAATTTGGTTATCATGGGGCCGGAGGCAGGGATAAGCCTATTCCAGGAGTAGATCTTCCTCAAAAACTGCGCGATACAGGCTTTGTTTGGCATGTGAAGAAGGAGGATGAGGGGTACGGATACAATATTCATACATCGTTCGCAAGCGGAAAGCCAATGATCGTAGGAAAAAGTTATCAAGACAAGTGGACAGCAGGTATGTTGTACGATGATGATACTGTAATTGATGCTTTGACCAATACTCCAGCTCAAATTGCAGACAAATTGAAGGCTCGAGCAGATGATTATGACACTTGGTCTGGTCGTGTGTATGCAAAATTCAAAGAAGTAGTCGACTTTGATGCTGAGTTTGAGCAGATCAAGAAGTTTTTGGAGAACTTAAAGTGAAAAGAGTCTACGTATCGACCTGCAGACGTGGTGGATGGCACAAGGAATCAGGAAAAGTCTACTGTCTAGACTTAGATTCTGGAAAAGTTCTGTCTCAAATCCATATTCCGATGGCAATGATCGAACTTCCCAACCCTCGAGGAGGTTCTAGGGGAGCTCGAGGTCTTGCTTTTCATAACGAAAAACTGTTTTGTGCAGGTTGGGACAACATTACGCGGTTTGATCCAGACACATTGACCCCTGAAATAGCCTGGTGGTCTAAAGAATGTCAGGATATTCATCAGATTTATCCCCGATCACATGATATTCTGTGGGTAGTAAGTACTCGGAACAACTCGCTATATTCGTTTACTCCAGTAAGTTTTATTAAAATGGAGGATATGACTACTATTCATGATGGAATTCCTAGTCATGATCCTGATAGTCCAGACAGATTACACTTCAACTCTATGTGCGAGAGTCTCTGTTTGTTTAGTTCTATAGGAGTGGTTGGGGACCGAAAGAGTGGATTCTATTATGAAAATGAGAAACTTCTACATTCTCATGACCTATTCCTACTACCCACGGGAGAAATATTATTTAACGAATCTAAGAAAAATAGAACAATTGCAATGGAATTAGACTCTCCTGGTAGCTATAGGGTAATATATCAGGCACCAGATAAACCAGACCCTTCTAGAACACTAGCTAGACCTGGATGGATGAGGGGTATGTACTATCTTCCTAAACTTGACCAGGTTCTACTAGGATCTGCTCCTGCACAGGTAATACACCTGGGGAATATATGTAGAGAGCCAGAAATACTAGGAAAATATCAGATATCAGATCAGGACATAGATTCTGTATTTGATGTAATTACAGACCCAAGGGATTGGCATGAATAGAGCTTTTATAACCTGGTTTAGAGGGGGTAGTACCTTGTTATACTCCCTGATACAACATCCTGGTACCCAGGATATGGTTACGCCTGATCGCCGACCATTGGTACCTACTAGCTTTACTCTTGAAGAAGTAGAGAGCGATACTAACACTTGTTATGCTATACGTGTGGGAGATCTTGTTTATGCAGATGGTCTTCCAAGGAATCCAGAAAGTCTTGGGAATAAACTTAGGGCTATTGTTCTGGTCAGAGATGGCAGAAATCAGATAGAATCACAGCGTAAGCATAAGGGAAGTATAGATTGCGAACGTGCTGTTATGAATCCTAAAGAGTGGTTTGAGAAGGCATGTACAGGATTTAAACATAGGGCGAACTATGCACTGAGGTGGGCCAGCTTGCCAAATGTAAAGTTATACAAGATGGAAAACTTCATTATTCAGCCTTACAACACTGTGTTAAATATGTTTAACTTCCTGAATCTACCTATCGATAAGAAGGCGTTATCTCAGAGAGTTGAACGCTTGTGTCGGCACAGAGAGTTGGTCTCTACACATAGCTCGTTCGGAACTCTCCAGAATATTAATGAACGCTGGAAGACCTGGACAGAATGGGAGATCGAAACCTTTAATAGGATCGCAGGGAAAGAACTAAGGAGATTAGGTTACCAATGAAGAAGTCAGCTATCGTTACCGGGATCACTGGCCAAGACGCCAGCTATCTAGCAGAGCTCTTGCTCGAGAAAGACTATAAGGTTTATGGTCTAAAACGAAGGACCTCAGACCATTCGCTTGGATGTTCAAAACATCTTGAAAAGGATATCGAGGTAGTAGAAGGAGATTTGCTAGACTTGCCTAGTCTCAGCTCGCTATGTGCCCTGGCTAGAGCTGATGAGTTCTACAATCTAGCAAGCCAGTCGCATGTAGGAACATCGTTCAAACAGCCTCTCTATACGGCCCAGGTGACCGCTCTCGGCGTTTTAAACTGTCTTGAGGCTGTGAGGCAGTCTGGACTCCATACGCGCTTCTATCAGGCTTCTACGAGCGAGTTGTTCGGTGGACTTCATGGCCAGACAAAGATGACTGAAACCAGTGAGTTACACCCTCGCTCACCCTATGGTGTTTCCAAGCTTTTTGGCTACTGGATTACTATTAACTACCGAGAGTCCTACAAGATGTTTGCGTGCAATGGGCTCCTTTTTAACCATGAGAGTCCACGGCGTGGACCTAATTTCGTAACTAGGAAGATCACTCTGGCCTGTGCCAATATAGCTAAGCATAGGCAAGATAAGGTGTACTTGGGTAACCTGGATGCTATGAGAGATTGGGGTCACGCGAAAGATTTTGTGCGCGGCATGTGGATGATGCTAAATCACCATAAACCAGATGACTTCGTCCTTGCTACTGGGAAAGCTCAGACTGTTCGCTATTTTTGCAAGGTAGCCTTTGAAGAGGCTGGGCTTGGAAGCTATGAGGATTACGTAGAAATTGATCCAAGGTTCTATAGGCCTGCCGAAGTTGATGTTTTAGTTGGAGACTATAGTAAAGCAGAACAGGAACTTGGGTGGAGACCAGAGATTACCTTTGAAGAGCTCGTCAAAGAAATGGTGCATGCAGATTTGACTGCATAAGTGTGCTACACTTTCGGTGGAGGACAAGAGATGCCAGATGAAGAGGTACTCAAGGCTATTGCCGAGCTGAAGCAGAATCTGAGATCTGAGATAGATACCAGATATCGTGTACGCGACCGGAAATGGTTTGTGGGTCCTCTTGTATCCATTATCGTTATTATTGCTGGTATTCTTATTAACTGGGGTGTGATGACTACCCAAATCGATCACCTTGAAAAGATGGTTGAAGCTAATCAGACTCGTACCTTTGAGAACCAGCTAAACGTTATGAATCTCCGCACAGAGCAGCAAGTATCTAAAGCTACTACTGAGGCTGTACTCAAGAACATGGAGGATAAAGTTAACGAGATCAGCAAGGATATGAAAAGGCTTCTAAGTAGGAGACATTACTAATGATTGAAGATCTTAGTGCAGTAAAGAATGGACGCAAGTTTAGAATGGGTCTATATTGCACTCTGTTGGCTACAGCGGCATTCTTTGCTACTATGACTATCCCAGTGCTTGGTGCATTTTATGGGACCTATGTAGGAGCACTCAGTGCCTTCTTTGCTATCTACTGTGGCGGCAATGTTGGTAATAAGTATGTCCTTACGAGGCCAGATACTAAGGTGATCGTAGATAGGAGAACAACACCAAGAGGAGAGCCGGTAGTGGACCCAGGTGACGAACAAGAAGGACCAGGGCCACAAGGCTAAGGAGTAAGCAATGGCGTGGAGCAGTGAAGAAACAGCTCGAGTCCAAGCTATCGAGACTAAGATCAACGAAATGCAGGTAGCGATCAACAAGCTGGCTTCAAGAGCTCAGCTCAAACAGCTTCTGAATATTAGGCAGAGCGAGATCCAAGAGCTCCAGCAGACAGTAGCTGATCTGCAGTCGCAGGTAGAAGCCCTCCAAGCGTTTCATCAGTAGGCGCTTGTGCTCGTTAGGTAAGAAAGGTATAGTAACCACACAATGAAAACAAATTATGATTCGTATGACCTGTTCAAGGCAGTGGACGAACATTTGACTCGTCCAAAGTTCAGAGCAGAGAGAGAAAAACGATTTTATCCATCTGAAGCTTCCGTTCAAGTATTCGATGAGCATGGCGACCGTGTTACTCACGGTGGATGTCTACGTGCGAGCTACTTCAGGCTATCTGGAGAGTTCGAAGGTACTCCACATGATGCAAGGTCAGAGTTTATCTTTATGCAGGGTAATGCAGTAGAAGCTATGCTGATTGAGCAGTGGAAGCAGATGGGTGTGTGGGTCGACAACAACGTAAAGTGGGTCGATCATGAAAACAACATCTCTGGCGAGCTTGATGCCATTCTTGCTGAACCACCAGATGGTCAGCTCTATGGAGTAGAGGTCAAGAGCTTCTACGGCTACTATGCAGAGAAGGAGCTGTTCGGAAACAAGAGACAGAAGGGCTTTCCCAAGATGGGTCAGCTTCTACAGACTCTTGTTTATCTCAATCATTTTCAGGATAGGCTACCCTATTTTAGGATGGTCTACTTTGCTCGAGATTCGGTTAAGAGACGAACGTTCAAGATTGAGCTAGACAAACAACCTGATGGAACGTATCCAAAGGTAGAGGGAGAGACCATTAGGTCATTCACTATCGAAGACATCCTAGGTAGATACCGTTCTTTGCAAGCTCACATTGATGCTAATGATGTTCCTCCAAATGACTTTGAACTCAGATATTCTGATGACAAGATCAGAGATTTCGCCCCGAAGGAGAAGGGCGGAAAGGGAAAGATAGCGAAGACGAAATACGAAGCATGGGAAAAAGGTAAGCTAAAACCACATGAGGTGATAGGAGACTGGCAGTGCAGTTACTGCCGTTTCAAGGAAGTCTGTTGGGGCGAGAAGTAACCCCGTAACTAACAGGAGACATCAGTGAACATCAAGAATTACGATGAGGTTGTCGAACAACTTCGCGCATATCTCCCGAAGTATCTCCAAGAGCATGGTATCGATACGGATAATCATTTCCGTTGTATCGATCCTCAACATAACGACAAGACACCGTCTTCAACCATTTCTGGTGATGGGAACGGTGAGATCTTCCACTGCTTTGGCTGTGGTGTCGCAGGAAATATCTTTACAGCTGCTCACTTTCTCGAAGGCAAGCCTCTCGTAGGGCAGGAGTATATCACTGAGACACTCATACCTCTAGCTGAGAAGTATGGTATCCCTGTAGATGGGACTCCCCTAACTGAGGAACAGGTGTATGAGCTCGACACCTATCGTGCATATCGTACGGCAGCTGAGTTCATTACTCACGGTGTAAAGAGCAAGCAATTCAACAAGGCTGTCAAGGAACGTAGCTGGTCTAAGAAAACCTGTGAAGAGCTGGGTATCGGTTGTGTTCCAGATTATGCTGCATTTAGGAATCACCTCAAGGCTCGTGGCTTTGCTGCTAGTTTTCTAGATGATGTTGACCTTTCTCGTCGTGAGATTTTTGGTGAGGACTGTCTTATCTTCTCTATCAGAGATGAGCGTGGACGTCCTGTTGGATTTGCCTCTAGGAACCTGAAGTTCAATGGAGACAAACAGAATGGGAGCAAGTACGTTAACCAGAAGCACACTGGTGTAAAGTGTAACATCTATCGTAAGTCTGAGCGTTTGTTCGGTCTGGACAGAGTTCTTAAAACTCGGACCAAGCGTACAAAGTCTGTGTACGTGTTCGAGGGGTACTCAGATGTTGCAACTGCTATTGAGAATGGAATTAATAACGCAACAGCTTGTGGTGGTACAGCTCTCACAGAGGAACAGGTGCAGCTTCTAAAGTCTCATGGATTCTATGGCATTATCCTTTGTCTGGATGGTGATCAGGCTGGCCAGGAGAGAACTGCAAAGCTTCTGGATACTGTTCTTGCAGGACATAAAGATCTCTCAGTAGAGGTCGTGATGATTCCTGATCAGATGGATCCTGATGAGTTTATTCGTGCCCATGGTGCGAATAAGTTCAAGAGGCTCAAGAAGTGGTCTGCCTTTGAGTGGAGACTTGCTCAGTTTTCCGACGACGAAGAAGGCGATACTGTTGCCAAGGCAATGATTCCACTTATCGTGAATGAGACCTCTTATATCGAGCAGGAAAAGCAGTGTCGTGTACTTGCCAGAGCTACTGGTGTCTCTTTGAAGGCAATTCAAGCTGAATTGAACAGACTTCAGAACCAGCGCGATGCAGAGAAGTCTAGAGAGCGTCAGTCAATCATCGATGCGATGTCTCTAACTATTAAGAAGGATCCTGACAACCTCGAGTTTGCGATTCAGCAGGCTCAGACTGAGCTCTTTGACCTGAACCGCAAGTATGATGAGGATTCCTTCTCTGAAGAGGCGACTATGGCTCGCCTAGATCGTCAGAAGAACTATGAAGAAGCCAAAGATGGTTCATTCTCTGGTTACATTCTTGGACCTGATCTGCAAGAGATGCAAGATGCTCTCTGTGGTGAGTGGAAGAAGGATGTCTGGTTCTGTTTTGCCGGTAAGGCCAACTGTGGCAAGACCTCTCTGATGTGTAAGCTCACATATGAGATTGCACGTCATGACGAGAACGATGCTTTGGTTATCTATCACACGATCGATGACACGACTGAGCAGATTCTTCCAAAGTTTATCTGTATTGCAGAGGGCTCGAAGAAGCTGAATCTCAATCAGGTCATGGATCCTAACTATCACGCGACTAGCATCGCTGATGAAGCTGAACGTCAGTCTATGTTTGACCGACGTGAAGCTGGTTATTCCGTAGTTCGGGAGCTCATTCGTAAGGGTCGTATCATTATCAAAGACGCTAATGATGGAGCCTCTATTGCGTATGCCAATCAGGTTATTCGTTACTACAAGGAGCGTTACCCAGATAGGAACATCGTCTATGTATTGGATAACTTCCACAAGCTTCAGGACTTTAAGGCCCTGGGCCGTGGTGATGAGCGTGTGCGTTTCAAGCAGATGTCTCAGGTAATGAAGGATCTGGCTACCCGCTGGCATATTTGTATCTTTGCAACCGTAGAGTACAAGAAGGTTGAGCAGGGTAAGCGAGGTACTAACGCAGATATCGGTGAAACTGGTCAGATCGAGTACGATGCCAACTTCGTAATGCATATCTATAACGAAATGCATGAGATGGGGGATCAAGCTGGTCTGTTCCATGTAGACAACCAGGACGGGGAGCTCAAGAAGCTTCCAGTCATTGAAGGAGATGTTGGAAAGAACAAGATCACTGCCTTCAAGAATAAGCTGTACTTCAGCTTCTGGCCTGCAAGTTCTGATTTCATCGGAACTGATTCTACGAAGATGCAGGCTCAGATGCAGGATCAATTAGAGGATCTACATGCCTCTTACCGAGAGATTGTCGCCCGTGAGTGTGGCGAGAAAGGGCATAAACTTGGACGCGCTTGGTGGTGCTTCAAGGATCAATATGGGGTCGAGCCTCCTAAGGCTTGGAGGGCTGAGTTCGAAGGCGAATATGGCCATCGAGACAAGCAGGACTCCCGCTACTAAGATGCAGAACCTTCTGGCGGTACTAGAGATTGAGCAGGAGAAGCGCGAGCTTCGAGAGCTTGGTCTCACCGCCGAGGAGGTTGAAGGCTGTATAGAGTTTTTCATCGACAATTACCTGGAGGATTCCAATGATTTACAAATATCAGTGCCAAGTCTGTTTACACGAACAAGAGGTTTGGCATAAAATGGCAGAGAAGAATAACGAGCCATGCGAAAAGTGTGGGGCTCTGCCAAGTAAGATGAAAAAGATCCCTAATTGGCAGCCCAAACACAAAAGACATGGCTCATGGAGCAGGTGGAACGTATGAAATTCAACCTAATCGTGGCTGCACTTATTGCGTCTCTCGTGCTATCTCTTGGGCTCCTTGTTCGGGTTGGGATTACCAACTACAAGCTTAAGAATGCTACTAGGACACTGAACACACAGCTACAACGAGCTAACCTCGAAAAGGGGCAAGCTCTCACTCTTATCGGGAAAGCGAATGATCGTGTAGTGCTTCTCGAGGAGTCACTACAAGACAGTATCAGTAACCTTGGACTACAGGTCACGCGGTACGCAGAACTAGAGGCCAAATATAAGGTCCTCAAGAAACAGAAAGGGAAGGTGCGTGTTGAGTACTATCCAGGTAATCCTTTGGCAGTTGAGTGCGACAATATTGAGTTCACTCGTGGCATGTATTACGAGGCTATTACTGATAAAAGCCTCGCAGCAGTCGAAAAGATGGCCGCTTCTTACAAAGATCATCGACTTACTGCAACGTGTACTTTCACTCCTATCCCGAATAGAAGGAGAGAACTACCCTTCCTATTCACCTATAATTTGACCTTCCGTTTGCGGGCACGTCTCGTTGAGACCATCTCGCCAACGGGAGCGATCAACCACTTCATAAAGATTCACGAGTTGACACCAAAAGGTGAGGGAAATGAGGTAGCTCTCACCAAATTTGAAGTCATTGTGGACGACCAAAGAAAGAGCAAATTTCATTGGTTCAACCCTAAACTAGACGTAGGAGGTATCGGTACGGTACTCCTACCTGAAGCAGAATTTAAGCCAGGGGCATCTCTAGGATTATCGTTCATGGGTTGGGGAAAGACACAGAACGATCTAACCTGGAGATTTGGACGCATATCTTTTGATCTCATGGAGAGACCGGCTCTTGGCTTTACTCCCGTTCTGTACAACGTTGGAGATCCTTTGCCAGTGCTGAGCGATATTTGGATTGCTCCGCACGTAGGCTGGATGTTCCCAGAAGGTGGCTATGTTGGCCTCCTAATTAGCTCTATGCTCTAATGATTGAAGTTATTTTACTAAGCGTGATTGCAGGTATCCTAGCTGGTGCTGTCGGCATCTATGGTTACCGGACAGGTCTCCAGAAGACCAAGCTTATTCAACAGCTTCAGTCTCTCGAGCTACCTCCACCGGAGATCCCAGAGATTCCCGCTCCTGTGGTACATATTGACCTCGAGCCTGTTCACAAGGCCGTGAGAGAGCTACCTAATAAAGTACTGCAAAGTATTCAGAACTCAACTAACACACAAAAAGGCGCACTTGGCGAGCTCATTGGCTACCTTAGGCTTCAGGCACAATACGACAGAGTTATCCCGCTTGGTAATATTGTGGACTTTCTTTGCATCAAACTGCCTACAGATTCCTGTTCGGGAATGGATGGGCGAATAGATTTTGTTGACGTTAAGACGGGCAAAAATGCTCGGCTTTCTAAGGAGCAGAGAGCCCTTCGTGAATTGATTTCTGAATTGATTCAGGATGATCGTATTAACTTCGTCGAGCTGAAAGTAAAGGAACTTTGTGAAGCTCCACCTGAAAGACATTAAGGCATTCTCAGACTGCCCAGCCCTCTTTCGATTCTCGGAAGGGGACCAAGTCCTTATCCCTCGTCGTAGGGCGGTGATAGAGTCCGTCATTAAGAAGTGCTACATTCAAGCCACCGAGACGGGTTATAGGACTAGCTGGAGATCCGTTGTGGGCTGGGTAGATGCCGATGTATTTGCAGGTGTTGATATAGATAATGATGAGAACTTCAGGGCTGCGAAAGCGTTGTCTACTCACATCCTTTCGTCAGTCCAAAAGTGGTACTCCACGTACATGGAAGAAAACTTTGAGAGTTATGCTGATCTGGATCTCTACAAAAATGTAGGAGATAACATAGTTGCTGGAACCGCCCCTATCATTCATAGCACTGATCCTGTAACTCTTACTATTTTCAAGGACCTAGGCATAACTAGACTTGAATTGTATAATGATCTCGAGGTGCGAGGTCTCGGATGGTTAATATATTGTGCATTAGAAGGGATAATGGTCAATATAAGAACCATTACGGTTGGCCCACAAGGAGGCCTGAATATAATCGAAGTTTCTCTGGACGAAGAGGATCACAAGCGTACAGAATCGGTAGTGAAACAGGTGCTCAGAGGCATTCGGGCAGGACTTTCGTATCCCTCAAGAACTGAGCAGTGTAGAAGCTGCAAGTACCTAAGGAGGTGCTTACTATGAGTCTAAAATTCAAGGATGAAGGTGGTAAAGTTGTTGGTGTCCTTAAAGACGACGCTAGCGAACCAGAGATGGAAGAGAAGCCAGCAGAGAAGACAGAAGAGAAGCCGTGTTGTGGTAACTGTAAGTGCCATGAAGAGGATAAGGAGGAAGGAGACAAGGAATGAGTTACAGCGATTTTGAGAGATCTCAGATGCTAGCAATGAAAGCAGAGGAAGAGAAAGACCTAGATTGTATCAAGTGTCCTCAGTGTCAGAGCCAGTGGTTTGAGCAGGTTCCGGTATCGAGGTACCAGAATCAGCGACAGGTAGTGATTGGACAGCCGGTGCCAGCTAAGCCTGGATCGGTTCCATATATCCTACTTCGCTGCATCCATTGTCAAAATCTGGTTGAGCCACGTGTTTCACGGACTGTGAGAGATCTGGCCGCTCAGGACTATGACCACTTCCTGGATACCCTCGAGGGTAAGTTTGACGCCAGGACTACTGAGAAAGAAGAAAAACAGGAAGAGCAGCTAGAAGAAGATGGCATTCAAAGTCAAGAGCTCTGATATCTTTAAGCTCCCGCCGCCTAACCAACATATGGTTCATCTAGGGACCATTGGCTCTGGGCTTCGGGAGTTTATTGTTCTCTTGTGCGTTAATGGTGAGCACAGAGGCAAGGTTTATATCGAAGAAGTAGTACTAACTACGGTAGACTACACGACAGATGTCTTCGCGAACTGCAAGTTCATTGAGGATGATGCATTAGCTGAGGATTTAGCTGCATTTGCAGCAGAGAATCGCCTGACAGACCATGAACGAATTATGGGTCAGCTGGTAGAGACCGGGAGGTCATCATGGATAACAGGCATAGGTGGGATGAACTTCTCGCCGAAGTAAATGGTGAAGAATCTCCAGCACAAGCACGTCAACGAGAGATCGACGAGCTACAAAAGGAACAAGAAAATGACAACTACGTATCGACGGTTCTTGGTGAATTTAGTGATCAACCTGATGCGAATGGAAGGGTCTTCCCAGAAGAAGTGCTCAGAGAGGCGTTTAGAGACTATCCTCAGAATGCTGGAGAGCTAGTACATCAGATCGAGGATCTCCACAGGGAAATACTCGAGCAGCAGCTTGTTCCTGATACTATTGTAGTATCTCCTGAGACTGCTGAGATGATACTTCAACACAATGAACAGGCATCGGTTAGTGCTCGCCCTCGTCGTGAGGATTTCGGGGCTATCCCATCTCCTAGCTATGATGAGTACTCTCGTGTTTTTGCACCTGCTGATGCAGCAGCGAGTGGTCTTATTCGCGCAGGTGTAGAAGTTTATCCAGGAGTCTTTGTACAGAATCCAGACCATGGACTCAGTGTAAGCGATATTGTTGAAGAACAATCAATGGTTGCCACTGCCTCTGGTCTCTTGTTTGGACCTGTAGTCCCAAATGAAGTTGCTCTTCCACAAGAGTTGCGTCTTATAGGAGAACCGGTAGTAGCACCGACGTTTAGGCAAGATGAAGTGGTTCCATGGAACCCGGATACTGAGTTGCCTACGCTGTCAGGCTACAATCCATTTTCAAGAGATTGGGATATCTAATGAAAACTAATAGATTCAAGTATGGCTACCGTCAGAGTGCCTCTAAGTTGCACAAAGCAGTCGGCGAAATTCTCAGAAACAGCACAGTTTTTGGGGACTTTGAGGTATATCAGGAATATCCTGTAAATAGAGTAAACGAGAACTACCCTGACGGTAGACATCACTTTGATTGGGTGATTCCCAAGCTTGGTATTGTGGTGGAATGTCATGGCGAGCAGCACTTTCGTGCTGTGGCATGGGACGGGGACGTAGAGAAAGCTGAGTTGGCCTTTAGGGAAGGACAAGCTCGGGATAAGGCCAAGAAGGAGGCTGCACTCGAGGCCGGATATCTCTATGTGATGATTCCGTATAACAAGCTGAATAGTCTAGACATTCAGTACATTATGAATCAGATAGAGCTAGCCAAGCTCGAGCAAAGCCAGTATACTGGTAATCGATTTGAGAAAACCGATGAAAAGAACCTCATGGAGAAGCTTAAAAAGGAGCTTAAAGAACGAAAGAAAGCTGCTCGAATTCAGTACCTTGAATCTGAAGCGCACCAGGAACGACTTGAGATTGCGCGCGAGCTTCGAAAGAAGAGGTACTTGGAGCAAAAAGCTTTCAAGGAGAAACTCAAAGATGAGTGATCCAGACCTTATGTTAGAGGACTGTAAACAAGTGAAGCCCATTGACGTTTCTGCGGGTCTCCCTCGTCATCCGACAAAGGTATACAGTACCCGCAACATTTCAGACTTGAGGCGTGTCGTTGTACACACAACGGACTGGAACGTTGAGCCTATCGAGTTGGCTGAGTACGATATTGAGCCTAATCATATCTCCGATACAGGCTGTCCAGCTATTACATATCATGAGATGGTAATGCCAGATGGGACTGTGTATCATACTCTCCCGTTTGAAGAGGTTGCATGGCATGTGGGGATCTGGAATGCAGGTTCACTTGGCATTGCTCTTTCATATCGTTGCAGCAATTCTATGGGGCAAGATCAACATGCTCCAACAGAAAAAGCTATCAAAGCTCTACAGTGTCGCATAGGAGATATCTGTCTAGCCTTGGGAATACAGCCTACAGAAGTCTATGGACATAGAGAGCTCAAGGGAACGGGCTGGTTCTGGTTCAAGGGGTCTAAACGGCTCAGGAAGACCTGCCCAGGTATGTCAGTAGACCTAGATCAGCTACGCCATAACGTGGCTCTTTACTGTCAAGTTATACTAAGAATTAAAGGTTACTATCTGGGTAAACTAGATGCCGATTGGGGTCCTAAGTCTCGTGCTGCACTCAAGGAGTATCTGGAAAGGTAATCATGTTTCGGAATAAGGTAGTGTGGTCGCCTGTTGAGATTGACTATCTCAAGGCAAACAGAGATACCATGGACGTTAATCAGCTGAGCCTAGCATTAGCTAAGTCCAGGGCTGCGGTAAAGAGGAAGTGTGATGAGCTTGATGGGAAATCAGTCACCAAAAAGATGGCTAAGCGTTCGGTCATTGGTCGAAGAGATGATCTTAATCAGTTTTTCAGAAGTAATTGGGAAGCTAACGTGGCTCGTTGGCTCAATCACCAGAAGAAAAAATGGGAATATGAACCCAAAGTCTTTTCCTTCCTCGAGTATGGTATCAAAAGGGGCACAGTATCCTACTGTCCAGACTTTAAAGCCGGTACGCTATGGGTCGAGGTTAAAGGATACCTAGATAGGAAGGGCCAAACAGCGATAAGGCGCTTTAAGAAGTTCTATCCCAAAGAGTTCAAGAAGCTGCGGGCCATTGTTGGTAGAAAAGGAACTAAGGCAGACAAGTTCTTTAAAGCAGAAGGTATACCTGTTATAGCCTACATGAATGATCTTGATAAGAAGTTTAAGAACAAGCTGCCACACTGGGAGTAATGAATGCCAAGCGACCATCGGAGCTCTACCCAGAGGAGTTCAATATCCTCTGTGACACCGCATATCGGATATCTCAAGGAGCTCGTGTTCCCTACCCTCAGTCATATGCAAAACTTCTTGAAAGAATCGCCGAAAAGGTTCCTAAAAGGAACGGTTTTTCCATCTCCAAGCAAGATGTTGAGCAACAGCTCGAGCTCATCTGGCTTGAAGGCATCACTTCATATAGGAAGATCCAATCGAAAACTACACTTAGGTCTTACCTTATCCGATATGGAGCCTTCGGACTTCGCGACTGGTTATGGGAGCAGTTCAAGTCCCCCGATAAGCAACCAAGTGAAGGAGCTGGCGAAGAGGATCTTACGCCGGATAGAGAGCTCAGCCTTGTATGGCTCTTATGTGGAACGAAAGACGAGCCCTGGTGTAGACTTACCCCATACGAGAGATACCTAATCTTCTTGTACTATGCTCGGGGATTGACTATAAATGAAGTCAGTAGACTGTCAAAGACAGGTAGAGATAAAGTCATGGATAGACTGAAGAAAGCTAAACAAAAACTAAGGAGAGTATTCAATGAGGCAACAGAATCAAGCGGATATTATCAGGGATAATAAGGATTTTGTCCCTGAGACTGAGACCGAAAGGATCAGAGTCCCAGGGATCGAAACCCTACATGAAAAATCCGCTGATGAGATCGCTGAGGTCCTTGCTCTCGTCCTGCGTTCACGCAACAATGTCGTGGCCATCAAGTACGAGCTAGGATCTCATATTGAGCTTACTCTGGGTCAGCCTCTGACTCGGAAGTAGCTGCTTCCTCGGTCGTCTCAGTAGTCTCGTTAGCTACTTGAGCTTCCTGGGGAACCATCTCATTCCAGGTTTCCTGCATCTCCTGCTCAGAGATGATTTCCTTCTTCTCTAGCAGGCGAAGCAGGGTCTGGAGATGAGCTCCAGATTGGAACTGAACCTGCTCTAGGCGGGTAAGGTTCTTGATAACCTGGAAGAGGTCGTGGCGGAAATAGTCTAGCAGGCTGTTGATGGCCTCTAGCGAAGTCAACGATCCTCCGAGGCCCTTTTGAAGGTCCCTGAGCCGTGCTTCTACCGCTGCGTCTTGTGCGAGCTCTCCCCCGTTCTCGAGGTTATCTACCTTGCGCGAGAGAATTTCAACTCCCTCATGTCGCTTCTTTTCGATCATCTTGAGCAGGAACTCCTGCCCTTGCTGGGCCTTAGCCTGAGCCTCTTCAGGCGTCATAGCCTGAGGGGTTTCTTCTGTGGCTGGCTTTGCTGATGTGGCTGGAAATTCAACCACGTTGTCTGTACTCTTACCCATCATATATTCCTTTCGTCTATGAATGATTTGAGTTTTCTAACATCATCCCAGGTCTGTTGCCTGTATAGATCATACCGATCTGTGCCGGTAGAATGCAATATAGCAGCTGGATGCAGCATAGGGAAGATAAAAGGCGCGTCCTTAACTACTTCTTTGCTATCAAAGCTAGCTATGGATGGACCACCTCTGAGCTGTCCTCTGACATCGCCCATACGGAACCCGCTAACGCCCAGAATGGCCTCGGTTGCAGGCTTGCCTAGTGTGACTATGATTTTAGGCTTCAGAAGCGAAATCTGAGCGTCTAGATGCGGTCTACACTGTCTTCTTTGCTCTGCTCGAGGCGTGTAATTCTGCTTTCCACTCCCTACAGCAGCTACTGGCCTGCACAATACTACATTGGTAATGTACCAGTCCTTCGTATCCATGCCAGCGGCTCTCCAGATATCATCTAGGAGCTTTCCTGCTGGGCCTGTAAAGGGCAGCCTTGTACTGTCCTCATTCTTGCCTGGAGCCTCACCAATAATCATTTTGGTAGTGACAACTGGACCTTTTGATACACAGCAGCCATTGATATTGGGCTGAAATCCTAGGTCACACTTCTTACATCCCTCGAGATGCAGATGGGCTCTAAGCTGACTAATTGTCTTAAACTCCACGGCCACGCTGTAACCTTTCTACTTGTTCTTCTGCTGCTCCTAGATGGGCAAACAGAGTCTTCCCTTCCTCGTGCCAAGTCATGTCCTGGATCTCATCATCTACTCGGACTCTGTACTTATACTGTGGTTCCTCTGTAGTCGAGATATGTGACATTTTCTCAGAGATTTCTGACTGTATGATCACATATCTGTTCTCAAACCTGGATTGACCACAGGTTGGACATGACCTAGTAGCATCTGTCCTTGAATCAATTATGTATACTATGTCATTCAGATGAAATTCCATCGAATCTACTCGCTTTCTTGTTTCTGATAGCCTCTACTATGGCCTCAATTGTAGGGTCTTCTGGGTTCTCACTCATTTTCTTGAGAACCTGATCGGCTATCTGCTCTACCATCTTAAAGAGTGTGTCTTCTTGGAGCTGGAGCTGAAGCATGAGGCTAGGTGCTAGATCTTTAGCCAGCTTCTTTCTTGCAGTGTTGGTTAGGTGGAGCTCTTCGTCTATTTGAAGCTTATTACACCCCATGAATTCAAATAGATGGAGGCCAGCCTGTTTCTGTTTTGGACAACCGGCGTGGCCCCACATCATGGACTCATAGTTATCGTCAAAATACACTATACACCAAAGATTTCTGCGAACATGTTAGCTACATCGCTACGTTCGCCCTTAATGAGCTCGAGAGATGCAAAGATCTGACTCTCTTGTGCTCTTCTGTCGTTCATGAGCTTATGTATACCTGTCTTCTCGCGGGTAATTTTCTCGTCCCTCTGACCTAGGTCACCCATGATGACTATCTTGCTACCCTCTCCTACTCGGGTGCCTAGTGCTACCATCTCTTGGTAGTCCAGGACCTGAACCTCATCGGCGATGATGAAGCTCTTGGCCCAGCTGGCTCCTCTGATTAGCTGGAGAGGGATAAATTCCATCTTGTACTGGTTGATGGCGTCCTGTACCTTACGCTTATCTCCACCTAGGAGGTGGGCGATATTGCATACATAGTTCTCTAGGTACGGACCAAACTTCTCATCAACGTCACCAGGCAGAGCTCCTAGTCCATGCTTTCCTACCCAACTCATAGGTCTGGTCAGGATTACACGCTCATATGGAGAGTCCTTGGATTCTACCCGATGTAGGGCTGAGGCCAGGGTAAGTAAGGTCTTCCCAGTGCCTGCACGCCCAGTAAGGACAACTACCTTCACTCTGTCATCTAATAGGATATCAAGAGCGAATAGCTGCTCTTTGTTTCTGGCGCTAACGCCACAAATTTGATGCTTTCTATCTATTCTAAGCAGGAACAGGTGATCTCCGATGCATCTTGTTAGTGCAGTCTGAGAATCCAGTGCCTTAAGTACTACAAACTCGTTTTGGAAAAACTTGTAGTTACGATTAAAATCGGTAGGGATTGTTCCCTTCTTGTACACCTCGTTAACTACCTCTGGTCGAGTGTCAACGACACGCACACCGGTATAAGTTTGAGCCAAGGTTTAGTCCTCCTCCATGGCGATTCGGAATCTCTGCAGATGTGGCTTATCTGACTCAATCCTTTCAATTTCCTCCCTTCTTATGTCCTCTGATATTACATAATCTCTGAAGTTTACATGCTCATCGAATTCTTTCATTGCATGTGGTGGTAGGTCAACTACTACTAGAACTTCTGTCCCATCACACTCTGAAATATAGCCATTCTCTAGAACAATAGGAGTCTCTCCCTCGAGCATTTTTACTGAGATTGTGATGTTGGCAGACCAGCCCTGGTTAGAGACATAACCTCTATACATTCTTTCGAATTCGTTGTCTGGCATTACAAGGCGCAGGATAGAGCTATGGGGTCCTAGCCACCCACAGTCCATCTGTTCAATCTGAATAGAACTTACCCTAAAGTCCTGTTCATTGAACTTCATGACTATTCCTGCAAAGGTATAGTTTCTAAAAGAGCTTTTAGATGCATATGGATTGCTTTTATATTTTTCCATTGGTATTGCTCTGTTCTGACATAGGACTGCCCTAGAATCCAGGCCGCTGCCTTGGAGAAATCTTGGTCTATATATGGATTGGTGAGATAGAATAGTTGTCTTACCCCAGCTTGTACAAGGTCTTTAGCACATTCGTTGCACGGAAACATTGTAGCGTACATTATGCTTCCTGTCGTGTCTCCAACTGAGTTTAAAATGGCGTTCTTCTCAGCATGTACCACATAGGCATATTTTGTATCTAGCCAGTCCCCTTTTCTCTCCCATGGCATGGCAGTTAGTGGCATACCACGTGGAGCACCATTGTATCCACTGCCTAGTGGCCTTCCATCTGGTGTCACTAGGCAAGCACCTACCTGTGTATTGGGATCTGGGCTTCTCCATGAAGCTCGGATAGCCTCAAGCATATACCAGTCTTCTTTCTCTATCCTATCAAGGCGATGACTGGTCTTCCAATTATTATGATCCATTAATTGATTCTTTGTTTTAAATGAGGCGGGAGTGCCTCCTCTGCCATGAGCTGCTCAAGTTCCTTGTATTTGCCCTCGAGCACCATCTTGGCTACATCTTCAGCCTTCTCAACAGCACCCTGCAGCATTTCTACCGCATCTGCCATTCCTTGGGCCCTATCTGCATTCTCAACAAACGGGATTCTTGCTTCAAGCATTCGGATATAGACCTGCATTAGGCCTGCAAACTTCTTACAGTCTGCTTCTACAAATGCTCTGATAATATCTTCTTTGCGAGACATGTTACCCTCCTACATGTCTCTAATTATACCTCAGTAGTTGGCCAGTAATAGTCAATCTTTGGTTCTTCTATCCACCCAAACTGGCCGTAGTGATCTGGGTTCTTAAACAGTAGTGCAGCACGATGTGAAGAGTGGAACTTGTCGTTACCTAGCCATGGCGGTATTGGAACTATTATTGAAGATTGATGGAATAGTTGCGTAAACCACTCTAACTGGTTATCTCTATAGCCTCGTAGTCTCCACTCTGAACAAATACAGATTGCGTACCTGACCAGTGAGTCTTCATATCCTTCCCACATCTTAACAGCAGGATGATTAGCCCATCCTTTGCTTCTACCTAGCAAAGTTTGTAGTATTTGCTTACATTCTATGCGCTGTTTGCCAAGGCGTCGATAATCGAGCACCCTGGCAGACTCAGCATAGCTTTCTAGTGGAAGAAATGTCTGCATTAGATACAGTCCGGATCGCCCACATCATCGAATAATACAGGAACTCTTTCTCTGAATTCCTTGAGTAGTGGGCAGGCTAGCTCCCTCATCTGAGGATGAGCTGGAGCTGCTGCTCTCATGGTGAAGAAGTGTCTCCACTCACGTGGGTTGGCACTCATGACGATCTCAGTCTTTAGACTGTTTGGTAGGACTGACCGTGCCATCTGAGGCTTGGCTCCAAACTCGACCAGCCTAAAATAGGCCTGTTCTGCTTGCATGATAGCTGCTTTCCAGACCAAAAACTGATCGCTATCCATGTGAGGTCGAGGATCGATTACTGTGATTTCGTTGCCAAACTTATCTTTAGCATAGTTACAGTATCTCGTGCTCTCCTGTGAGTAGGAAGCAATCCTGTGTCTGACGATCTCGTGGGATACACCACGGTCGCAGACAAAGCGTACTGTTGCCGAGCCATGCTCGAGTACAGAGTGGTGGCCACGTTCGATTAACATGGCTACAAACTTCTTTGCTGTCTCTTCATTGAATTCGCGGTCGTCTGACTTGTAGCAGGTACGACCATACCTCTCGATGTCAATGATCATCTGTAATGAGAGGTCTGATTCGATTGTATATGATTGCTCAATAATTCTCACTGTTTTATTCTCTTTTCTTCAGCTTCTTTAACTGCCTTCATGGCAATTTCTAGAGCTTCTTCGCCCCAAACAGCCTTAATGCTGCTTTTAATTTTAGTGATGCGCTGGCGGCAGGTATCTACGTCCTTTGATGCACCTGAATATTCTATGGATGCATCGGTTAGATCGCTCAACTTCTGGTTTCTCCAGTTCTCGGCACGTCTGAGAGCGTTATATTGGCTTACTAGAGAGGTAATGATGTTTTCTGTCATGCTTCTACTACCTCTAATATTATATGATATTCTAAGATCTTTGTGAGCATATCTCTGGCCTCTTGAAATGTTTTAGTAACCAGTTCTGGTGTATCTTCTGAGGCGTACTTAATCTTTTGTCTGAGCTCTTGGTCCATATCCCAGAGAGCGCTAGAGAGGGCAGGTGCATGCACTGCTGTGAGATACTCACGACTCTCCTCTGGAAGCTTGAACTCTAAAGTTGCTTTCATTCTTTTCCTCCGTGCATACGTCTATTTACGCTGCCTTCTATGTACCCACTTTGTGAGACTTCTACCCACTGGGCCTTCTTTCTGAGCTCAGCCAGGTTGCTGGCTCCTGAGTAGCCCATGCCTACCTGGACTGCGTGGAACAGGTCGTCCACTATCTTCCTTGCGTCACCTCTGAATGGGACCTTGGCTGATCCACCCTCTGGTACGAAGGAAGTATTGTCTCTGTTGAACCACTTCTCGCGGCCCTCTTTGCTCGCCATCCCATGGTAGTACTTATAGAGTCCTCCAGGGCCTTCGTGAGCCTCTCCAGGTGTCTGTGAGGTGCCTGCTAGGAGTCCACCAATCATGACGGCATCAGCACCAATTGCTAGAGCCTTCACAATGTCTCCTGAGCCTCTAATTCCACCGTCAGCTATAATGTAGACCTGAGATCCCTCCATCGCGTGCACACAGTCTGCAATCGCTGTGAGCTGCGGGACACCGTGGCCTGTCACCTTTCTGGTAGTACAGGCACTGCCTGGTCCAATACCCACGCGGATGATGTCTGCTCCAGCATCTCTTAGCCTATAGGCTCCGTCAGCTGTACAGACGTTACCCGACATCAGGAGGTTGACGTGCTCGAGAGACCTTACCTGTTCTGTGGCGCGAATAGTGTTGATGTTGTGTCCATTTGCCACGTCGATGACGAAGTTCTTGACTCCCTTGTCGGTGAGGAACTTGGCTCTATCTAGGAAGTCTCCTGTAGCTCCAATAGCAACAAAGGAGTTCCTAGCTCCAGACTGTTGGAACTGTAGGGCTTGGTCTTCCTTGGTCATGTACCTGTGCAAGGCACCCAGGGCTCCTATCTGCATCATGGCATGAAGCATATCCATTTCACAAATGGTGTTCATGGGAGCTGCTATGACAGGGAGAGCCAGGTGGTGGTCACCTAGCTTGGTAGATACGTCTGGTTTCTTCCTGGACTCTACCTCAGAGTACTGAGGCACGAGCATCAGGTCATCAAACGTGTACGCTTTCCTGATCTTCATTCAATTCCTCCATGATGTGAAACATTCTGTCTACGAGTCCCTTTCTCATACCATGGGACGGGAAGCCAATGATAACGTTTCTCTTTGGAGCTGCGCAGAGCTTGCACTTGTCGCAGGAAATGTTGTCGTTGATGGCTGCGGGACACACAGTGATTCTCTTGCCCCTCGGAGATATAAACTTCTTGACCTTAATATCGCTGGGTAATGTGGTTGTAACGGGACCAATATCAAGATCATGTAGTTTTTCGGCTTCTGGAATCGAATCCGCAGACAGATTGATAGTGAATCCCTCTTTGTTTGCTCGCCTGATGATGTCCCTATTCCAGTCTGAGGTATATCCAGGCTTGAGAACCTCATAGTGAGTATAGGTAAAGCCACACTTCCCTTCATTGGCCCCTACTAGCTTCATTACGGACGTCTTATCAATGCGAGTGGTGTCCCTCTTACATGGGACTAGATCACCAGCCTGGTTATGTCTCCATAGCTGGTGTGCGGGAAGTTTTCTGATCTCATCCACGAAGTCGTCGAAGGACATCCCTCTTTCTCCCGAGGATACCTTCTTCCAATGGATGGCCAGAGGGCCACCGTCCGCGTAGCAACCCGCATCTTTCAACGGGCATCTAGTTGGACAAGTGGCCTCTGGGCTTGTACTTACTGGGATTGGTCCAGTTTTACTGTTGCTGCTCTTCTTGGTTAAGTGGAATTTCATCTCTACCTTTCCACTCTATATACCCGAAGTGACCTAATGGCTCATTCGGTGTAACTAGAAAGAACCCCTGCCTTGCAGGAGTATTCTGAGCCATTCTATCTGAGAGATCATTTGGTCCACACAGGCTACCATTGGCAATAACAGTAGCTTTGTGCCATGAACCTACTTTCCACTCGTGATAGTGGCCACTTACGATGAAGTCGCACTGGTTACTTTCGACCCAGCCAGCGATCTTCTCTCGCATTGCCGGCGTACCGGTATGCTTAACTCCCTGATGATACAGCAGACCTATTCTGTCCTTAGCCTGATATCTCTGGAAAGGCTCACCTGAGTGCTCGATAGAAATACCTTTTGAGTCAGTATTGCCTACCAGAATCTTGAGGCAATGGTACAGAACATTATCCCAGTTAGTCTTTTCGTTGGCCGTCTGCCCTGTTCTGCCATGATTGCCTGGTACACAAACAATTCTTACAGGACAATCAAATACCTCCTGTGTGTTTAAGAACATCTTCCAGAAGACATTTGTAGCTATTTCTAGCTGATCAATAGTCGGGCATACGACATGCCATGGTTGCGTAGGATAGATATCCTCGCCCTCGAGCATGTCTCCCACCATATTGATAACGACCTCATCTACTTCTTGGCTAGCCATTTGCCTGTGTACCAGACTCGGGTACTCGGCCAGCCTGTCTTCGAACTCCTGTATGCCAAAAGACTTATTCTGTTGTCCACAGTGTGTGTCTGACAGCACCATTACTAGAGAAGATTTCTTACTCTTCGCTGGCTTTGACGCCTTTGGCATCTTGAAGTTAGGAGTTTCTTCAATTAGTTCCTTAATGAACCTGAGCTTGCGTTCATTGCTTGCGATCTTTACTGCTGGTGGCACAGGAGCAAGAATACGGCTATCCTCTCGACAGGATAGTACTTGTATTAGTTGCTGCTCTGTGTCATCGTCGTCTAGATCGCCAGTTTCAAAGGCATCTCTCAGCTTTTTGATTTTCTTCTGAATAGAATCATATGATCTGGTTGACCCGAATTCTTCTCTGAATTCCTCGTATAAATCTTTAGTGCTCAAGCTTAGGTTTGACCTGAGGAACTCTAGTTCGTCCTGATTCCATACTTGCATTATTCGGACTCCTTCAGCTGACTAAGTCCCTTGAATGCGATGAACACGCCAGCCCCAATTATGATTAGTGGCCAGAGTTCTATGAGTGCCCATAGACCAAGACCACCGATTGCTATGCCCGCTCCTAACGGGAACAACATACTTAGATCACTGGTTTTCTCCATTGTTAATCCTCGTTAGCTTTCGCATGAAGGCTCCCTTGTAGTTACCTATCTTGAAAATGGTAGGACTCCGTAGAGTCGCCCCTGCATCGGTCTTTAGAACCACCTGCACTTCATGCAAGTCCCCTTTGTACTCTTCAAGGAGACTAGTTAGTTGACTAGCTCTCGTTGCCTTGACCTCAGCTACGATTCTCTCGGGAGTATCTTCGGCTGCTAGATCTAGTGTGCCCATCTTGCGCACTACGATCTTGGTCACTCTTCCGTCATCAGCTTCTGTTACTTCTACAACGCCAGCTACGCTGATTGGTTTTGATTCTTCCATCATATCTTTGTTGGCTTCATATACATTGGGGAAGCAAACTCCCTCAATGCTCCCTGTCAGGTCCTCGAAGGTCAGGAAAGCCATCTTCTTCTTGGACTTGGAGGTCGTAATCTCTGTCTTATTCGTAGTAACTGCTGCCAACTGTATCTTGGTGCCTCTAGGCATCTGTTTAATGTCTTCAAAGCTATTAAATCTGTGGCCAAACAGCTTAGTGCCGATCTCCTCAAGGGGGTGAGCAGAAACGAAAAAGCCTAGGAGCTCATGCTCGTCCGCGAGCAGTTGGTCCTGGGGCAGTTCATCCATCTCTAGAATCGTTGGCCATTCTGGTTCCTCCGGACGTTCCGGTGGCTTCAGTGGCTTGAGCTTCTTCCCCTTGTCAGATAGGACACCTTTCTCAATATCTTCTAATCTCTGGGCACAGGCATCGAGTTTCTTCTGGTAGGTCTCGAGCTTCTTGAAGTATTTCTTCATTTCAGCTCGGTGATCCCAGATGATCTCAACAGCACTCTGCATTGTTGCACGTGTCATCTCCATGCAATCAAATGCACCTGCTTTGATCAGAGAGTCAAGCTTTAATCTGTTGATCGTGCCCAGGTCGACACGTTCACAGAAATCCCTCAGGCTGGTGAAGGGTCTCTTCTCTCGTTCCTCGATGACTTTCTCAACTGGGCCTTCACCTAGGTTCTTAATTGGGCCCAATCCAAAGCGTATCTTGCCTTCTTTAGTAACGTGAAAGGACTGCCTGCTCTCGTTGATATCAGGAGGCAGCACCTCTATACCTAGTCTCTTGCACTCAGCTAGGTATCGAATCATTTGGTCTTTATTACCAGCATCACAGGTCATCACGGCGCACATGTACTCAACTGGATAGTGCGTCTTTAACCAGGCGGTCTGGTAGGTAATATATGCATACGCAGCGGCGTGACTCTTGTTAAAGCCATAGGCGGCGAACGCAACCATGTCGTTCCAGAGCCGATCTGCCATCTTTTCTGGTAGGCCAGACTCTTTCCACCCCTGCTTGAACTTAGGCTCATGTTTCTCCATGAGCGAGCGCTTCTTCTTGCCTACGGCTTTCCGCAGCTCGTCAGCTTCACCGCCTGTGTAGCCACAGAGCTGTTTGGCAATCTCCATGATCTGTTCTTGGTAGATTAGCCAGCCAGCAGTTCTAGAGAGAATAGGCTCTAGCTCTGGGACCAGATACTCTGGGTCTCTCTGCCCTGCACGAACAGATAGATAGATATCTTTGTAGTCAGAGTCCAATGGACCTGGACGATAGATAGCTACCAGGGCAATCAGGTCTTCCAGGCAGGTTGGACGGATGAGAACCAGAAGGTCTTTCATCCCTGAGCTTGCCTCGAGCTGAAACACGCCTACGTTGTCACCTGTACGCAGATTGGCGTAGACTTTGTCATCCTCGATGTCTACCTGGTTGATGTCTATCTTTTGCCTGTGTCTTTCCTCAATGATGTCAACACACTTATGGATCTTATCTAGAGCCTCGAGGCCAAGGAAGTCGAACTTGATCAGACCGAATTCCTCGATGTTGTTCATCTCCCACTGGGTGGTAACCTCGTCCCCTCTGCCCTTGAACAGAGGAACTGTGTCCATCATTGTCTCGTTGCTGATTACCACACCTGAGGCGTGGACACCCACACTGTTTATATGATCCTCCACCTTTTCTGCCCATCGTAGGATATCTCCTTGTGTACTATCGGAATTTCTGTACGCATGGAGCTCGGGCACCAGTTTGATAGAGGTTGTCAGTGTCTGTGGTTTGCCATGTACGGGGGCCAGTAGCAGCTTAGCTAGCTGGTCACCTACTGCATATGGATGGCCCAAGGTCTTAGCAATACTACGCACTGCCGCCTTGGCTCGCTGCATATTGAAGGTTCCGATGTGTGCTACTCTGTCATCGCCATACTTCTGGGTTACATAGTCAATGACTCTGTCTCGGAATCTCTTCTCAAAGTCTACGTCAATGTCAGGCATAGAGATTCTGTCAGGGTTGAGAAACCTCTCGAATAGTAGCCCAAACTTTAGTGGATCTATTTCTGTGATGCGAAGACAGTAGGCTACCAAGCTACCGGCTGCACTTCCACGACCGGGACCGACATAGATCCCGTTTCTCTTTGCCCATTCAATAAAGTCTTGGACGATTAGGAAGTAGCCAGGGAAGCCCATCTTAATGATGGTCTCCATCTCGTAGCGTAGCCTATCTCTATATTCGACTTTGTTTAGTAGGCCTCTTGTCTGTAGACCTACTTCACACTTGTATACAAAATAACGATCTAGCTCATTCATGTGCTTGTTGAGTTCCAAGTATACTACAGTCTCTTTCTTGCCACGCAAGAAAATCTTGGTAGTCATCACTAGTAGTGATGTCAAACTCGGGGTTCTGGTATTCACCTAGTGTGATCTCGATGCCACACTTCTCGGTTATCTTTATAGTATTCCAGAACGCTTCTTCTGCTCCCATTGCGGCAGCAGCCTTATACATATCTTCCGGATCTCGGATGAAAAAATTTCCACCCGAATAGTCATTCTTATCTTCTTTTTCTTCATACTCTTCCAGGGTCATCTTCATCTGCTGAGCCATAATGAGATTGTGCGTAGCCTTATCTTCTTCACGTAGATAGTGCGCATCTGCAGTAATGACTAGAGGCAGATCCCACTCCTTGGCTTTTGCAATGACCCACCTATTGTATGCCTTCTGCATCTTGATGTTATGATCTTGCACTTCAAGGTAGAGTCTTCCTTCAAAATAAGGCTTGATGAGCTCGTTGACCCAGCGCTCACCCTCCCCAAAATAATCTAGGAATTCGTCTTTCTCTTCGTCGTATAGGCTGCCCTGTATCTCTATGCCCTCCATACCTGGAAGCTGTCCAGATACTCCCCTCTTCATCATGGTCTTCTTAGCAGCTATGCCTCCCATGCATGCAGTAGTAGCTATTAGACCATCGGATCTTTCTTTGAGGTTCCCATAGAATACTCTTGGCTTATAGTAGAAGTTATTCAGGTTGGCATTGTTGATAAGCCAGATGAGATTTCTCAGACCTGTTTCATTCTGAGCAAGAAGGACCATGTGGCGGTTATCTCGCCTCATTTCTTCCTTCTCGAGTCCGTCTCTATCTTCAGTAATATAGGCCTCACAGCCAATAATTGGCTTGATGCCAGCTTCTCTTGCCTTCTTGTAGAATTCTATGACTCCGTGCAGGACACCATGATCAGTGATGGCACACGCAGACATGCCAAGATTCTTTACTCTCTCGACTAGCTTATCTATTTTATTAGCTCCATCTAGCACTGAGTACTCCGTGTGTACGTGTAGGTGTGTGAAGTCTTTACTCATGAGTTGTCTCCAAACAGCAAAGCGAAGCGGTCAATAGGCTGGGCTTCCTCTTCTTCGATTCGCTCCCCTGAAATGACCATGTAGATCACCTCTGCCATGAGGTGATTGAGCTCTGCTTGTGTTAGGGCTATGGTGTGATTATACCTGTTACGTACATCAAGGGCATATTTCCACACGCCACCCTCGTGTGGATCTACTTTACGCCATAGGTATAGGTGAATGAACCGCTTGTTCCAGTTCCCACTCCATATGTGGATTTGGCCGTCATAGCCTTCTGAACTGTAGTCAAACAGCTCGCCGATATCTGATGCCATTTACAGTTTGGATTGGATTTCCTGAATCAGGTCTGGCTTTTCTTTTAAAGCTGCTACGACATTGGCCTCTCCCTGGCCAAGTCTGTCTCCGGCATAGGAGTACCAGGCTCCAGATTTCTCTACGACATCGTGCTTGACTGCTACAGACAGGAGATCCTGAACGATGTCAATACCGTGGCCGTATCTGATCTGGAACTCAGCTTCTCTAAACGGAGGAGCTACCTTGTTCTTAACTACCTTGACTCGAGTGTGGTTAGCGACGAATTCTTTGTCATCGCCTGTGCCTTCTTTGACACCACCAGTACGTCTGATGTCCAATCTCTGAGACGAGTAGAATTTTAGCGCATTACCACCTGAGGTGGTCTCTGGGTTACCGAACATGACGCCAATCTTCATACGGATCTGGTTGACGAACATGACGGTAGTCTTGGTTCGGAGACATGGTCCTACGAGCTTGCGCATAGCTTGGCTCATGAGTCTAGCCTGCCTACCTACGTGACTGTCACCGATCTCTCCCTCAATCTCTGCCTGTGGAGTCAGGGCTGCCACTGAGTCAATAACTACTAGACCCAGAGCGCCAGATTTGATGAGTCTGTCAGCAATTTGGAGTGCCTGTTCACCATTGTCTGGTTGAGAGAAGATTAGCTTATTGATATCGATACCGATGCTTGCTCCATAGACTGGATCAAACGCATGTTCTACGTCAATAAATGCTGCACGTCTGTCGATCTTTTGCATCTCTGCGATAGCATGAAGACAGAGCGTAGTCTTCCCACTGGATTCAGGACCAAAGATCTCAACGATTCTACCCTTGGGATATCCCTTGTCATAGTGACCGGTGAGAGCTTTGTTTAGACTCATACATCCGGATGAGAACCACTCTACATCTGGGATGACTGCGTCACCTACGATCAGAGCTTCCTTGCCGATGTCTTTCTCGATTGATGCGATTGCGAGCTCTAGAGCTTTATCCTCTGGAGACTTTGTATCTTCGATGGTTTCGTTATCTTCTTTCTTCTTTCTTGCCATGGTACCTTCCATGCTTCTCTTTGAAGCGCTCTAACATTCTTTCTCGGAACCACTTGACGTCTATGTCTACGATTCCTAGTAAATCCTCTTGGGACAATTCAAGATTACCCCACATGATCTTGTAGTCTTCATCAAAGATGAATCCCACTGCCGTTTCCCAAGTGGCTATATCGTTCGGCAAGTTCGAGCCAAACAGCGAAAGGTAGTCCCTTACTGCCTGCTCTACTACCTTCAAAATCAGAAACCGGCACTCCTCTATGTCTGGTAGATAGAAACTGAGCTCAAATTGTGCTGCTCCGTGTTGGTAGAGCCGGTTATATCTATCCATTAGCCCTGTGGGGCCGTAAGCTCACAACGTTCTGAGTCACAATACTTGTGCTCAAATCCTGATGTCTCGGATACTTTCTTCAATTTGACTGGCTTTAGCTTCTTAACGGCCTTTTCGTACTCCTCTTGAGTCATTGGCTGGTAGGGCGCATGTTTATATCCGTGTTCTACTAGAGGTAGGAAACTTACAGACTTCAGGCGTGTCTCATACAACTCGAGTGCCTGCTTAATCTGCTCTGCTTCCTCTGGCTTAAACGTAATTGTTACGGAGACTTGGTTATCTGCCCACCAGTATTGCATCTGGGCTACTATTTCTAGTTGCTCCCAGATGGATAGTTCTGATCTGCTCTTGTAAAAATTATCTTCTTTTACGGGGAAGTAGACAATTACTGTGTTGTGTCCCTCGCCCTCTTCTATTCTGTATCCAGCCTTTTCAAGAGCTTCAACAAGTTGGGATCCAGCATCCATTCGGATCGTTCGCCAATAGTACTCGGCGTATGGGAAGTGTACTCCTGGAGTTGCTCCAGGGAGAAGTGACACAGTGCCACTGGGCTTAACCGAGGTAATCTTAATAGATTCAGGTATACAGAGCCACTTACTATACTTCCTATCCAGATTTCTGAGGTATCTGTAGCCCTCATCACAGATCTGATAGTGCCCTCGTATCCCAAACTTTCTAAAAGACTGCGCGATGCCACTTTGACTAGTGCCGATCCGTCTATTTCGCAACATAACAGCATTTGTCCTGGCGTTATGTGTTGGAACAAGTGTAACGGTTTTTGCATATAGGTATGCAAACTTAAGAGTTCGTTGATATTCTTCAAAGTTCTGATGACGGGCTGGAAATGTCTCGACGAGACAACAAAGCTCATAGCTCTCCAATGTCTGCTCGCTACAGGGGTTACAGCCTGCTGCCAGGCCATCCTTCTCTGGGTCAGGCGGGTCTTTGAGTCTGCCGTAGTTCCTGGCTGTATCTAGCCACAGGTATCCAGGCTCACCATTCTTAGCTGTGAGCTCAGCTACGACAGAATAGTCCATGCCTATCTCAGCAAATAGACTGTTGTTAGAGGCCCATCTCCAGTCCTCTAGCTTCTTCTTGTTTTTCTTGGGGTCTTTCAGTTCGAGGAAGCTGTTGTCCTCAGGGTTCCCTATCATTATCTCGGCTGAGCGTCGGACATTCCCGGATACTACGCACCTACCAATAGCATTAAACAGATCTACGATGGCTTCGGATGTAATTAGCTCATCGATCAGAGGATCTAAGATAGCAGGAATATCAGTCTCGGCTAGCTGTTGTAGAGGTGCTGGGCCTGAGGCTGTCCCTCCAAACGACTTGATTGGTGTGCCGTATGGCCTCACCTTACTATAGTCTACTTCTGCTGGTAGAGCTCCACGCCCAAAGTATGCATCAATGTATGTGCGTACTAGTTCTACCCAGCCCTCTCGAGTATCCTCAACGACAAAGGTGTAGCTACCAACTCTGGGCTCTCGGATCTTGATAGATTCCGCGCCCTTTGTGTCTGAGCCTACACCTACTCCCAACATGGACATGTCCATTAGGAAGCAGAATGGTTCTGAGTACTCGATGTGGAGATTCTTTGTGGAGACGAAGGAGCAGTTGTTGAGTGCAGCTCCACCGCGCTTCTCAACGAAGTCGGTTCCCATCATCCACAGGCCTCGCCCAGGTGGAAGGAACTTCATCTCCCACATCAGGCGAAACATTTCTTGTGCTGAGTGCTGTGCCTTTACACCATTCCAGGGTAGTTTTAGCCCCTCACAGTACCGCCTCTGGATGGTATAGGTTCCTTCAACTACACGTTGAAGGGTCTCCCACCACTCCTCGGTTCGGTTCTGGCCGGGGACTGGGCGTGCATACGTACGCTTGTACGTGATGTAGCCCAGTGGTCCCCATTCAGGCTGCTTGCCCTTGTACTTATCGATAAAGGCATCAGACAGACTGAAGCTGGCCATTACTCGATCTCGTTATCTGCCTTTGGTGGTGCCACAGTGTTGATCAGGTGGTCGAGCTTCTGGCTCATCACCTGCACTGCGCGACCAACTTCGTGTACGAGCCTATCGCCCATTACCTGAGCGTTATTATAGACTGCGTCGATCTGCTTATTGGCGTGACCATGCACACCTAGCAGTTCTACCAGGCCTCGCTGTTGTCCGAATACCTGGAATACGAAGTTGTTGTCTTCTGTGAGACCAACTACGTAGCCAATCTTCAGATCATTTAGATCCATTGGCTTCTCTTCTTGGAGCTCTTCGGCTACTGGAGCCTGCTCTTCTACTTCTGGTGCTTGCGCTTCTACGTCACTCATAGTTTTATTCCCTTTCGCCATTGCCGCGTTGCATGCGGTCTAGGCTCTTGCTGTGGTTCATCTCCACAGCGCATGATATTGCTGCTTGTTCAACCATCTTCTGAACTTTAGAGATCTGCTCGAGTATCTGTTTCCAGAAACTATATTCGCTTTTGTAGATGGCTGCAGCTTGACTATAGTTTTGTACTTCATGTTCGGCCAAAGAGTCAAGAGTTGCGGCAGCTGGAAGCTTCCATCCATTCTCCCTGTACTCGTCAACAATTTGCTTCTTGACGTCGGCATAGGAGGAGTCTTTGCTGACCTCAAAATTCTCTTTCTTTTTCTGGGCTTCGATGAAGTAAAAAGATGCCTCTTGATAGAGGTTTGCTAGCTGGAGATTGATCTCGATAGCGAGCTGTGGAGACATGTTGTCCATAGGAATTCGGACACGGAAGTGCTCCTTCCACTGTGCCAGGGTCTTTCCTCGAACCATATATCTCTGTTCAAATGACTTGTTGAGTGTCTCAGCTAGCGCATGTCCTGCCAGCACTTTCTGCATGATCAGGTCGGCTTGCGCCTTTGGGGTGAGTTGTGATACTTTCATTAGTCCTCGTTCATTATCTGCCACCACCTGCTAGGTGGGGTCAACGGCTCTTCTTGGTAGCCTGCTAGATACTTATGATGCTCTAGTGCCTTCTGTTCTGTCGCATAGCGATACATTTCCTCTTCATCGCTATCTTCGTGTCTAACCAAAGTTTCAAAAATGAGGGGGCCTTCTGGACTATTACCATGAGGAAAGCCAAGCCAGATTGTAGAGATTTCTGTGAAGTCGTGGAGCGTAGTGAGTTTGATGATTCTGTAATCGTCATCCTCAAACTTCTCTCTCCACTCCTCTTCCTCAATGGGGTTATTGCTTCTGTCAAAGAACTCTAGTGACATCATATATCTCCGGCAGGTGGCACTCTTGAAAGTCGTAGAAATATTGTGCCTTCCTGATGTTCAAAAAGATCTCTTGCCAGGTCTCGCCTGGGCCGGTAACTGCCTTATATTTATAAGGACAGCCTGATACTGAGCCATCTGGCCAGATCTGAAATTTGGATATGTTTGCTGAACATCCGAAGCCTGTCTCTTTGAACTTTACGACATCTTGTAGGCAGCCGTCAACAAGTACTTTGTGTCCATAGCCTCTTCTTTCGGCTGTTTCTTTGACGTCCTCGATGAATTGCAGATCTCGAGTCATCTGCTCTTTGTCTTTCTTAACCGTTTCGAGAGTTCTGCGGGTTCCAATTGGGGTCTTTCTTAGAAGCAGGTAGATCTGATCTAAAGACGGCATGATAGCATCCATCGCAGCTAGGAAGGTCAAGTACTTTGCATCGTTGAGCTCTTTGCCTGGTATCATCACATTCCAGCCGAACTTTGTGTTTGGGATCCTAGTCCGTAGTGCATCAAAGCTTGCTATGCCAGTTGATGTCACTGGGATCTCACTGAGACTGATGAAGTCTAGTCCAGATAGCTCTTTGTCGTGCATCCTGAGCTCAGACATATAAGTCTGTAGGCTACCAAGTCCCTTTACTGTGATGTGCATCTCTGGTCGTGTTGTTACACCAGGATCATTAGCTATGAATAGGAATGCCTGAAAGACTGATGTCATATGGAAGCGCTTATGTGCTGAGCCTTCTCTTGAAGGAGGAAGGTGGTCAACTGACATTGTTATTTGGTTGACCTCAGCCTTGTCTGATTCACATAATGCTCTGATGAGCTGACCCTGCTGCACAGCTGGGGTAATTTTATCAGTCTTGAGATGTTCTTTGACATAGCACCCCTTACAGTTTAGGGCACAATATCTTGTGGGCTGAAAGAAGATGGCATCAGCCTGGATCTTCTTACTGCCCTTTACTTGGACAAGCATGACTATCTCCTAGATTTCAATCATGCTAAATCGTGATGGTTGATCGGGTCCTTCATTGACTATCTCGGTTTCCCTGCGGCGTTCGTCAACCTTAATATTGAACTTTGTCCACATCCAGGCTTGTATTTTCCACCAGCGTGGGATCTTCTCGATCTCATAGTCGTAGTGAAATGAGTAGTTAACTCTTGCCTGATATTGAGCGACAACAGCTGATTCCCATGTGTTCATTGCCCATGTCCCGGGACAGTTGTATGGAGTAAAATAGTTAGCATCTATTAGGATTGACTCTCTTAAATCTCTGTTTATTCCAACACCACGGTAATAGCTGGCTAGATCTCTTCCCAGAAAAGTATAGATCTTCTGATTTGGGTACTGTTTCTTTCTGAGTTCTATCTCTTCTCTAAGGGATGGATCGTCTCGTGTATCTACCAGTTTAGCCTCATACAGTGCATCTAGAAGTCGATGGTTCTGATAGTCTTTGAAGGACCTTAGAGCATTTGTCCAGAAGTGTGTATATGATCGCAGCTGTTCAGCACAGGATATCCTCCCGTATTCAGTAGACTTAGCTATTGCTTCTATTCTATTCCAGGATGTTCTAAATGCGGTAGTTTTCTTGCTCCACTGACTATCGTCATTATGTTGGATTGTGTTGCATTCTCTCTGACGATTTCCTCTGTTGTATAGATTTGGTTTCAGTGAGTCGTCATGAAAGATGTAGCCAGCTGCTGTATCTCTTAGCTCAACCATTTGTGAGCTCTCTGCGAGTAACTGCTGAATCGGTCTAGTAGTTTCCTCAGGAAATCTATATGGACTTTCTATATTTAGACTGTCCATATAGATCCTGAGTTCATCTTCTTTTGGAAGCTTTGTAGCTTCTAGGTGGTCTGTCTTCGGCGGCATTGGTTTCCTACCCTGAGTGAACCATGTCTTTGACAGTCTCGATCGAGTTCCGGAATTCCCTGATGTTACCTTCGAGGTCTCCATTCATGTACTGCATGATGGTATTTCTCAATGATGGTGTATCTTCAAAATGGAAGCGTTTTACGCGTCCATTGGGGCCTTCCGTAGTCGTCTCCTGGATCTTGTACTTGCAAGAAATCAGGACTGCTGTCAGATAGAAATCCGTTGTGGAATAGGTTCCTTCAGCCATTCTTACTCTCCGGTATTTACCCAGTCCGGGAGTACGTCTGGAGTGTGATACTCGTGAGTATGCTGTACGTCCAGCGTCTGATTGGACCGAGTCAATACCTCGGTAATATCAGTGCACTTGCCGCCTTGAACACCTTCTACCTGGTACTCGACCTCGTTTGTCTCGGGATCGATGATTACTGTTACTTTCTTTGACATCTTTATCTCCTCTTATGCATAGCTTTCAAAAACCATGCGGATTTTACCATCGGCTCCCACCTTGGCTTCAGCATTGCTGCTGCAGTAGAAGTGGTTTTTGGTGAGCTCGCCCTTAGTCTGCTCTACTGCGTAGCCAGTAGATAGATCCTTGGTGAACTTTTTGTTACCAGTTGAACCGTAGTACTTTCTCAGCTTGTTCCTGTCCGCGTGATAGAAGTCACCAACCATGCTCCAGGTACCATCCTTCTGACGCTGCATGCCTACCGCCTTGTCGATGCGGAGTTCTGCCTTCTCAGACTGACCATACTGGGAGATAGTGAAGTTGCCTTCTTCAACTTTGAGGCCCATTCGCTCGAGTGCCTTCTTGATGTACTCTTTGCTGGTGAGCTTGGTTCGAACACGAGTGAAATGACTCATCTTTCTCTCCTTTAATTCTCTTTAGATATTTCTTCGAAGCGGTTACCCATCTTCGCCTTAGCCTTCTTGTGCCTATTCTTAGGCGTAGTGGCTACTTCATCCATATTATCAAGTGCATCGTCTAGGTCAAGCTTTTTGCCTTTGCCAGTCTTGACCTCGTGCTTGCCAGCCTGGTCCTTTGCCCATGAGCTGGCATATCTGTAGCTGCCCTTTGCCTTGTCCCTCAGCTTGGCGACCTTAGCCCCCATGACCTTGGAGATTGGCTTGGTGTCATCTACAGCAGCGACGATGTTCTTGGACTCTACGTCCTTCTGGTTCTCTTCGAAGGCAGATGCGATGGCATCCTTGATTGCCTTCTCAATCTCAGCTCCAGTGAATCCGTCTGTAGCATCCAGAAGTTCCTTCTTTTGCTTCTCGAAGGCTTTGATATCACGGCCACGCTTTCTCAGGTGGATTCCCATGATTTCCCAGCGTTCGTCTGGTCCAGGAAGGTCCACGAAGAATACCTCATTGAACCTGCGAATGAACTCTGGTGGCAGTGCTGTGATATCGTTCGCTGTAGCTACGATGGTAACGCCCTTGAGGCCTTCTTCCATCGCGGTTAGTAGTGTACCGAACACGCGGCTTAGAGTACCACCATCTGAGAAGTTGGAGCTCTTGGTACCGCTCAGTGCCTTCTCTACCTCATCGATCCAGCCGATGCAGGGAGCCATGGCCTCGAGCTGTCCAATGACCTGCCTCATCTTCTCCTCAGATCCACCTACCAGGCCTGTCATTACCTTACCTACGTCAATACGTAGGCCAGGAAGTTTCCAGGCTGACATGATGGCCTTAGCTAGGAGAGACTTACCAGTTCCAGGAATTCCGGTGAGGAGCATACCCTTCAGTGGCTCTACACCGAAGGCCTTCGCTTCGTCTGTCCACTGACGTGAGTACCTTGCCAAGTATTCCTTGGCATGGTCCATTCCGCCGACATCTTCCATTCCTACTGGCTGGTCGATGAATTCCAGGATCTGATTCTTCTTGATGATCTGACGCTTTGCGGCAATCAGTCTCTGTACGTTCAGCTCCTGCATGTGAGTTACTGACGTAGAGATTGCGTCGTCTACCTCGATCATGGTCAGACCAGTGAGCGCACGAGTGCATTCCTGGACTTCCATGTCGTCGTATGTGAGCTTGGTGTTCTTGTGCCGTTGGCTTCTGTCGCTCTTCTTCATGTGCTGAATTGCTTCTCGCACACGAACTTCGATCTGATCTGGCTTTGGAAGCTCGAAATTCACTACAGTGACCTGCTTTTCCAGGTTTGGCGGCAGACCAGAGATCTGGCCACCTGCACCATGGGCTAGCATTGGACCTGTGATGATGAGGGTCTTGCCTGTGTTGATCAGATGCTCATACATGTCTCTGATCTGCCTTGTAACAGGCTCGGTCATGACCATGTATGCATCACGCATGATGTACACGATGCCCTTTACGTCATTGTTCTGTGGCTTCATTCTGACGATGTGTTCCAGGGCGACTGGTGGCTGGAATGTCTCTGACTCCTCGCCAGTAGCTCTCATACCCTGGCTGTCCATGTACTGGTTCTGTCTGATGAGCCCCTGATAGAGAGACCATAGCCATACTTGTCGAGCATTTGGCTCGGCTACAAGATTCACGAAATCGTCAATGAATCTACCCTCTTCGTGAGTGACTACCCAGATGATTGGCACTCGGGCTTTGATCAACGCCAGGATTTCTTCCATAGCATTATGGAACTTGGGATCTTTCCCTTCCTGGGGCTGAGTGGTTACTTGCTCGGACATTTCTGTCTCCTCTTTCTACTTTCTGTTTTATTGACTCAACGTATGAGTCGATTCGTTTATCCAGCTCTGTTATTCCTTGTTCTACTACACGGCGTGCAGCCTCGCTAAGGATTGCTTTTCCGAATAAAGCTAGATTTGGGTACAAGTTCGAACTCCCTAATCTTGAGAGCCTCCATTCCTGCCCGGATAAAGAAAAGTTCAGCGAACGTTAAGTTTACGTCTGCTGTGCCCTCTTCAGGCTCCAAAGATAAACGAACTTTTAGTCCATCTTTGGTAACACCTTCCCAGGCCTGGACTCCTTCTTGGTCCATTGCAGCCTCAAGCTGCTGTAGGACCTGTTGGGAGGTCAGATCAGGCAGAGACTCTTCTTTAATAACGTTGACTTGACGCTCTTCAGCGCATTTACTTGCACCGCTCGGGTTACCTGAGCTCAGGGCACCCTTTAACTTGAGCAGTTTTTCGTAAGCGAGTTCCCTCTCAGCTTCGTCACCATAGTCCGAGGCCAATCTATCTACATCTGGAAAATCTACTTTGACATAGCATGGCTTCTCTTTAGCTTCTGTTACGCGCCAGTGCTCGCCAAAGAAAAACACGACATCCTCACCATTATGGATAGCGTCGTAGTTCTGAAGGTCGTAGATATCTACAGCCTGTTCAGTAACTATACCTACCATCTGACGGATTAGCTCGTGGTTATCTGAGTTGAGGTTGAACCCGTATGCTATGAAGCGCATTATTCCCCCATGATAGCAGCAAATCTATTCCTAGCTGTTCTATCCAGTGGTGCGAATTGTGCCTCGCCATATGAGAGAATGACCTTGCATTGCCAGTACCGTTTGTATACTTCCGCTCTCGTCTTTAGTATGGCACCACCTGTGAACATACTAATGTTCCTCTTTACTAGGCTAGAAATCTTCAATGGGATGAATCCCAGGTCTCTGCCGTTGAGGTGGGCTAGCGGACTGTCTGAGTCGGCTACAAGCTGGATCATCGTAGCATTTGGATCCCACTCGTTGTCATGCAGCGGGACTAGCTGAATACTATGAGTTCCTGTTTTGCCAAAGGGGTATAGGTCCTCAGATGTCCCAAGCTTCTGTGCCTGCTCGTAGATTGCCTTGTGAACCTGCTGCCTAGAGACACCATCCATTAGTGATGGCTTTGTGAATCCGGCAGGATACAGCTCTAGGGTTCCACGGTCGGGCTGGTCCAGAATGGCTCCTTTGGAGTTTTTCTTTTCTTGGAATGTCTGTGAACTTAGTCCTAGGGGGCTAGGCTTAGCCCAGTAGGCCTCAGTTGCCTGAGTTACCCTCGTCTTTGTCTTCTTCATTCTCATCTCCTTCACCATTGAGAATATCTTCGAGATCCTCATTGGTGATGTGTCCTTGGGCTCTCAGCTCTTCCAGCACCTCTCTTGGGTTTGCCCCGGCCAGGCTTGCCAGAGTGGCTACTGAGTTGGCCTTAGACTTCCTGTGAATATCTTCTATCTCTTCGTCTGTGACAGGCTCTTCGTATGTGTAGATCTTGAGCCCTTCCTTTTGGATGAACTTGAGGATCAGGAGGCCAATAGCCATCATCTGTACGAACGCTGCACGAGTCAGCTCGTTAGACAGATGGAATGCTGTGGCTCGAATGCCAATCATACGACCTAGACCGCTGACTACTGACTGAGCCATTAGTGGCATGATCTGTTCATTGAACTGATTGCCATCCTTGTCAGACATTTTGTCTTTGGAATACTGTAGTAGCTGCTGGATTACATCCTTCAGCTCTATTGTATCGCCATCCTCATCTCTGAGCTCTACTGAGGTCTTGACCTTTCTCCTCTTGTTGATCATGACCATCGAGAACAGATCTTCCGGCTCGACGTGGTCTTCGCCTCCGGTGTATAGTTCTTCCAGATCTTCCTCGTCCCAGTTCTCTTCCCAATCCTCTTCCCATTCGTTACTCATCTCATCTCTCCTTGTCCCTATTCGGGATTTGATAATTGTGTGAGTGGGCCAGTTCTTTGCTTCATGATAGCCCAGATTGCGCGGATATTTTCTAGACGATCTTTGTCTCCAATAGGATAGTCTAGTGTATCCTCGTAGCCCTCTACCTCAAGGGTAGCTTTATTTCTGATAGTGCGCATGGCCATTCTGTATCTAGCTAGCTGTCCATGACTAGCCTCTCTCTTGAGGTCTCGCACTAATGTATGCAGATACAATACGTCCCCGACTACGTATTCCTTTTGTTTGGCAGTAAGCTTACCATCCCAGTTATAGGTTCCCATGTGAGGCAGACTAATTCCATACCTAGACTTGACTAGGTGTGCTAGTCCAGCCTTAACTCCTGGGTGGATCATCTTGTGGAGTGTTTTGGTACACTCTACTTGTCCAGCTATGTCGATTGCCATCCACCTCTTAATGAACCTTAGGTCGAATAGCGCATGATGAAAGATCTTGGTAGCGTATCCATGTAGAAGGAGAGCCTGTAGCCATCTACTATATTCGTTAGGCTCCCGAATAATATAGCAGCGCAAATCTGCTGTGGAAATTTGTATCATCCTCAGCTTGTCTGAGAGCCAGTTCAGTCCATCAGTCTCCGTATCAAGACCAAGGTACTCTCGTTTAACCAGGCTATTATATAGCCTCTTGTCAATGTCACCCTCGAGGATTCTTAGTGTCTTGGGACGTTTAGCTCGTCTTGTGCTAGATAGTTTGCTTTCTTTAGTGCTTGTGTGCTGTTCCTTGGTCTCCACACAAACCTCACTTCCACTGGCAGGTTTTCTACAAACTGCAGTATGATGTCTCTTTTGTTTTTTAGTGACTTGTCGCGACATTCCATTTCCTTGTTAAGCTGCTCGATTGCTAGTCTGCTATCTGACCTTATCTCAACCATCGTTCCGGGGTTATTATGTAGGTTGAATAGGGTCATGAGGGCAAAGTAGATAGCTTCGTACTCTGCTTGGTTATTAGTTTCAGCCTTGGATGGCCTACTCATTGCAAGTTCTGGTCTCTGGTCTGGGAATTCGATAACAATTCCAACAGAGGCAGGACCGCCTGGGTTCTTTTTGATGGAAGCATCACATGATATTACGATATGTGGTCTAGTCAAGGGTCTTTGCTCCTGTGTTGGCTCTATGCCTAACGCTACGCAGCTAATCTGAGTGAGCAGATTCTGTGTGCTAACTAGTAGGTCAGCAGCATTCATGTGCTCATAGATCATCTCTACGATAGCCTCGAGCCTGTCGTTTGCTTCTTTCTTCTCAAAGTTCATTTTGATCTCCTGGATAGGTATGAGGACTGGGTGTCAGCTTACCAGTTAAGTGCCTGTGGGATAGCCGCTTGTAGGAGTGACCTGAGGGTCATCGCCTCGGCTCCGTCTAGTGGCACTTCGTGTTTTCTCTCTTGCCCGCCAGACTGCTGGGTCATAGTGACCATACAGCCCTTGGCAACACCCTTGGGAGAGTATAGACGCATGAATTTCTTCACTGCGCCCTGAGACTCACTCTTTGCGCCCGGGTCGTGCATGAGGCTTAGTGACTCATTGCCCTTCGGATCACAGCCCATAGTGAGGAAGTAGAGAATTTGTCCCATGTCGCTGACTGAGAGGGCAAAAACAATTTTGTTTTCCCAGTCATACACATTCTTGTCTTTAGCGGATGCGATGTTCAAGAACAAGCATCCATCTCTTGAACTCCAGCCCTCTTTGAGCTTTCGTCTTCCGTCCACGACTTCAAAGATAGATTCGCCGTCCTTATCCTTTTCGTTAAAGGACTTCTCCTTACCTTTGTAGTGATGTGGTGCTTGGGGAGTGATTTGGATTGCTCCAAACTTTCCTGTAACTCCCTTATATACAGCCCATTGCATTGGTAACATTTGCGTTATTCCTCCTGAATATCTTCGTTTAGCTGTATGCCTTTCCAGTCCTCATACCAAGATGTGACCGTCATTCCTTGGAGCATTAGTGCTACACCCAGGTGTTTCTTTCTATCAGAACTACCTGTGTAGTAGAGCTTTTCTAGCTCCTCTGGTGACGGTCCTTTCTCTTTGTATCCAGCTATTGATGCTCCGAGAGTGTATCCTAAGTTGCCATACAGAACCAATAGTTCTCCGACAGTTAGTTTCTTCTCCTTAAGCATATCTACTATCTTCTCATGAGCCTCTGACACTTTTTCCGGGCTGAATTCCAGAACTTTTTCTTTACTCATTAGGTGTCTCCAGGAAGTATTCTTTACACATGTCGCAATAGAACATGCTCATGGTACTCTCTCTACCATCTATTCCAGTCATTTGGAAGTCTATTAATTTCAGTGGGTTTCTGCAGTCTGGACAGACTTTTTTGATGCCTTTCATCTCGATCATAATTTCTCTGAATCTACGAGTGTCTGGCATTAAAGCTCTAGGCCGCTGAATCTATTTGTATTGCTTGTACTAGATTGGCCTGCCTCTTTCTTTTTCTCGTTCAGGAAGCCTCTTAGTGCATCATTGAGGCTAGGAGAGCCATCTATCTTCCTACTGCCATGGCAGTTAGGATAGTCAGAACATCCGAGGAAGTCTCCGTACTTCCCTTTTCTTTGAGATAGTTCCTTGCCACAGATAGGACATACAGTACTGTCCTGATAGCAATACTGTTCAATGTCTCGTTGTAGACCAGGGGGTGTGCTCGTTGAAAAGATGCGATCGAAATCATCTAGTAGTGTCTGCAGAACGGCGGCAAGCTGCCTAGATGTGGAGCTTCTGCTCCTTGACGTGGCTCCTGCCAGGGTGGCTTGAAGCCTACGTCTATATCTCTGTACTGGTGAGCCGTGAGGGACTCGAGGCATGATACTACTCTTTCTTTCTCTTTTTCTTTACCTTAGCTTTTCTAGTAGCCTTCTTTGGTTTCTTCTTGCCACGATCCTTCTTTGAGGTGAATACCTCGTCACAAAGACCATGTTTTAGCATCTCACTAGGTGTTAGCCAATGATCTGTATCTAGGAGAACGTGCTTCCGTATCTCCTCCTCAGTATTGTACTTACTATGCCTAATAAGATGTCCAATCTCCCTCTTGTGCTCCATATCCTCTGCTTTACGCTGGGCTACCAGGTCACTATAGGTTCCCTGACTACCCCATGAGAATTGATGAATCATTGCACAAGAGTTAGGCGACATGATTCGTTCGTCGCCAGAGACAAAGATACTGGTTGCCATAGAACAGATTTCACCCATAGCAATAGTTCTAATTTTTAGATTTACGAAGTCCATCATATCAATAAACGCCCAGCCGGCATCAGTATATCCGCCTGGACTATTGATAATGATTTGTACTTCTTCGTTAAATTCTTTATCGAAGTGGAGTCTGAGTAGCGTACGAGTAGCTCGAGCCAGAGAGTCTTTGGATATTTCACCAGAGATCATGATGATACCCCTGTTCTCCAAGGATCCCATGTCTCTGCTCATCTGAGCAAAATACTCGAACGGATTGACGAACTCTTCTTCGTCTTCCTCGTCCTCACCGTCCTGTGCCAGTTTCTCCACGTCCTCTGTCTGTTTCTTTGTCGAAATCTCCTTGGCTCTTATGCCAGCCTCGTGTAACTTGCCCATTATTCCTCTCCAAAGTTGTCCATATCTCCACAGAGTACTTCTGTGGGCTCGTCGTCTACCGGATCGTTGTCTGTCGTCTCTATCTGCTCGATTGCTCGCTCAGCTAGAGCATCTATGTAGCTACAGATGTCGTCGTTTGGTTCACACCAGTTTTCGACGACCCTCCATAGCTCCTCACTCAGTTCCGCTATCAGTTGGTCCCTGTTCCTGCTCATCGTCAGGCCTATCCTCTTCTATATAGACTCGTGGGCGGTTATCTTCCTGTTCTTCTTTCTTTTTCTTGATCTTCTTCTTCAGAAAATCAATTACTGCTGGGTTTGGTATCCTCACGGAAGATTACCTTCACTTCGCCATGCAGGCGCTTGGTCTCCCATTCGACTGATGGAGCCGGAGTCTTCTCGACTGGATTTCCGTCTTTGTCTGCTTCGAAGTAGCGGTCTGATACCTTGTCTAGGCCACCTGCTTCTACGAGCTCAGCCTTGGGGTCTACTTTGGGTAGGATTACATCTACCCAGCCTTCGTCAGTATCGAGCTCCACTGCCATATTGACACGCTTTCCGTTACACAGGACGTGTACGATGTCAGCTGCTCTGGGGTCAGATGATTTTAGGTGCATTCTACTATCTCCATTAATACTCGAGCTGTATGTCGAGTTGTTTCAACTACTTGCTTCACTATATGGACTGTACCACAGTGACAGTGAATGGTCCTAGGAAGCTGTTCATTCTCTACCATGTCATAGTACTGGGCACAACCCTTTCCTGGACAGTCCCAATACAGCCTATTTGCGACACGATTTACAGTAAAGAACTTCTTCTTTGGCATTCGCTATCTCGTTCTTTCTGTGGACAGGGAACTACCTCTTTCTCTTCTTATACTTAGCGCTACGCACTTTGCGTTTCTTTGAGCCTCGTTTTCTGCGCCCCCTGTGCTTAGCTTTTGGTCCTACTTTCATAGGACCATTCTAGTATAGCTGCATGAGTTTGTACACAAGGTTATTGTCGGGTAGTCGCCAGAAATGGCTGAAGATGCCCTCAAATACGCTCTCTAGGACCTCTTTGGTCATTGACTTGATGCGTCGTGGGCTCTGAGGATAGTTGGCTAGGACAAATCCGCCTGGAGCCAACAGATTTGAGCAGTTGACGAGTACCTCGATGACCTGATCCTGATTTTCCTGTACATTCAGGACGTTAGACAGCATGATGATATCAAATTCAGAGCCTACCAGGCTTGGATTTATATCGAAGTCATGCGGAGTTACGTCCAGACCATACTTTAGCAGCTTGTTAGTCTGCTTATGTTTTGGTCCACAGCCAAAATCTAGGATCTTTAAGCCAGGATATCCCAGCTTAACAACCCATCGAGATACTGCCGTCAACTTATTTCCTACTGCTCCACTATGGCGAGCAGTACTTTGTAATCTTTTGATTGCCTCTAACGTATACGCAGGCTTTCTGCGCTCCATAGGCTACTTCTTCTTTGTTTTACCCCGCTTGATGATCTCTTCTTGAAGCTGGGCGTGTCGTTCCAGACCGGAGGTGTCCCATCCGTTGTGCCTGGATCTCTTGCGAGGACTTTGGTCCTTGCTCCACTTGGGTACTTTTGATGATTCTGTCTGGTTCTTCTTCCAGCGCTTGATTTTCATTCGTAGTCTACGTAGCACCTGCCTGGCCTTAGCCATGCGTCCTGTGCCACTACTGACTCGATGCTTCCGTGGTTTCTTGGCGTTCTTCTGTTTGGCTGCCATTGTCTCTCCTCCGCTTTCTCTTTCTGTACTCCTTCTTTGCGTCCTTTGCCAATGCCTTCAAGTGGTCCACAAACTCGTCCATCTCCCTATCCACCTGGTCCATCTTGTCCTCACCTAGAATATAGATGAGATAGTCTTTGGCTTGAAGAATCGGTACGCCGAGCTTTCCTCGTTTGACGAGGTGCATGTTTGCGTCTCTGATTTTTTCAAGATTGGGATCCATTACTTATATCCTTTCTAGTCCTCCTCCACAATTTGTACAAACCTAAGCGTTCGTATTTCTTGTGCGGAGACACGTCTCAACCAACTCTCCGGAGCAGTAGAGATGTACGAGAGTTGGGTATTGGAAATTTTGATGCCAGTTATGTACTCTGAATCCTTAGACTTCTTCGCTACAAATGCTCGAGCAGCGGTATAAAGATTCACTTCACGGGCAGCAAAGAGACACCAGCACATCTGGTAGCCATGCCCCCTCTTATCTGGCTCAGTCTGCAATACAAGGCCCTGCATTCCATCCTTCTTACGGACTACGTCGCCAGGCTGGAATTGTCTTTTAGGACGCTTGTCAACTTCTCTTAGCTTAGCCATGTCTTGGGCTGAAAGATGCTTCCCAGCCTCAAGGTGAGCTCAGATCTCCGCTTGGTGA